AGCTGAAGCAAGAATAGTTGAAAATCTAAAAGATTCAGTTGATGACTATGAAATAAAAGGTGTACAACAATCAAAAATAATTGAAGTATTTGAGCATAAAGCTTAACTTGACTGATATTTATCTACGAGGATCCGGGGAAAAGATAATACTTACGCGACCTTAAATTAAGTATACTGGATGGGTATTTAATTTTAACAAACATTTTAGGAGTTTATTATGACAACATTAAGATTTCACGAGCGGTTGTTTCCAACCGACCTTCTGTTCAAAAATTTCTTTGAAACAGATTCAAATTTTCAATCTCACGCAGATATCAAACCTAACTATCCTTGTGATTTATTCACAAATGATGAAGGATTGGGTATTGAGATTGCAGCAGTAGGTTTAGATAAAAAAGATATCAAAATCGAAACTGCTGAAAATCAAATAAAGGTTATTTACGAAAAGACTGATGATGAAAAATCAGTTGACTATATCCACAGAGGTATTGCAAGAAGATCTTTTAACTTAGGGTGGAAGATTTCTCCAAAGTTCAACTTAAATAGAGTTGATGCCAAAATGGAAAATGGGTTACTTTCAATCTTCATTCCAATTGCTGATGAAGCTAAACCAAAAGCAATTAAAATAGGATAACAGTTTATCCGAATACCCATCCGGTATTAGTTATATAAAATTAAAAATTATGAAAAATTTATTGAATACAATTATTTGGGGAATACTAAAAATATCGCTGATAGTGGTTAGTGCATTCATTTTAGTAATTATTATCAATTCCGTTATCAGAGGAGATAAACTTGATCCCAATGACCCAAGACCTCCTGGTCCATTATACAATTACTGGGTACCAGAAGATACAGTAGAAGATTGGAATGAAATGCATTACATAGAATCAGACGAGTATCAAATGTGGATAACAGGGGAAGGAGATACGATATGGGAATAGAAGCAAAAGTAATAGTATTTACAATTTGCATTGTAATAATAATGATTGGTTACGAATTAGTAAAGGCAAAACTAAATGAATAAGCAGAAAAGATTAGATAATACTTACATTCAAATGGCTGAATGCTGGGCACAACTATCTCATAGTAAAAGAGCTAAGGTAGGTGCATTAATAGTAAAGGATCAGATGATTATTTCTGATGGCTATAATGGAACACCAAACGGGTTCGATAATTGCTGTGAAATTGATGGCAAAACTAAATGGGAAGTTTTACACGCTGAAGCAAATGCTATATTGAAAGCTGCTAAACATGGTACATCATTAAAGGGTGGAACTTTATACTTAACTATGTCTCCATGCAAAAATTGTGCTAAACTAATTTTTCAATCGGGCATTTCTCGTTTAGTTTACAAAGACGAATACAGAGACAAAGAAGGTATAGAATTTTTACAAAAGACAGGTATAGATATTTCAAAGGTTTCTCCATAAAAATTTGGATAAGTCGTAATTTTTTGTTATATTTATACATAAAGAAAAACAAATTATGTTAGAATACTTTTTCATAGGAATAATGACAATGTGGTTAATTGAATGGGGGTCTCCATATCATTGGACACTGTTTGAAAGATCATTGATCATAACTCTATGGCCAATTGCTATTCTGATTATGCTACACGCACTTTATAAAAGATTTGAAGACAATAATGAGAGAAATTGATAAAGTAAGATTGGAAATATTAAAAGCTAAAGTGGAAAGAAAACCACAGCTATACATCCAAAAATTACAACAGAGGTTAGATAAATTATCAAGGGCTAAAAAAGATGGGAAGCTATGAAGATTTTTGGTGGGAAACAACCCAATCAATAAATGAATTAGGATTAAAAAAAGAATTTGATGCTCAACTAGAAAAGATGAGCGGTCAAGATAAACATCGTTATAAAGACACAAGAACAAGATGGGATTATGCCTATCACAAAGTTATAAAAAACTATGAAAACAAAAGAAATCAAAAAATTCAAAAGACGCAGAGCACTAGTCTGCAAGATGGTAAGAAAAAGTAATTCAAACCCTGAATATTTCAGATACGAAGTAACAGTTGGTGAATTGGATGGAACTATTACAAAGCACCCTGTCTACGGGAAAGATATGCAAGACGCAATCACTAGATTATTACATCAAGAAAGAACTGAAAAGATAGAAAAGAAATTAGAAAGAAACCCTTTACTATTCTTTCTAGCATGGATGGCTGTTATGGCAATTCCAGTTTTAATTCACCAAGACTTGACTTATACTCCGTGGTTCATATTATATATGTTTGGTACATTTACTGCAATATTTCTATTTGCAGGGTACTGGCAAAGTTATTTAGAAAGAGGACAATAAATGCAAACATCAACTATATTAGCAGTAATAGGAATGGCACTATTCTTTATACTTGTATTAGTATTGGAAGTAATGTCAACACCTACAATGAAAGAAAGAGAAGATGGTACAGAATACATACCACCTTTAACAAAAGAACAACAGAGATATCAATTTGCATCAAAGATGTGTTTCTATGGAATGTTAGGAATGATCTTTACTATATTAATAACAGCAATGGAATCTTGTAATTAACCCCCCGCGTATATAATATTACTTGGTACGCGATTATGGTGCAAGCACCGTTATAAACAAATTAGAAAGTAAGATATGATATTAAATCACAAAGAAAAAAGATTTTCAGTAGGACAACGCATAAAATGGATGCAAAAAAATCAAATGATAGATCATCCGCAAGGCAAGACAGACAGAAAAGGACAGATTCTAAAAGTAATGCGCACAATAGAATTGCAAGGAGAAATAGTACATACTAATGCACCGGGTTATGAAGTACAACCAGATGATCGTTCTTATACCATGAGTGTTGCAGAAGAATTAGCTTATTTGTAAAATTTTTTTCCATTATGAAAAGTGTACGTATAGTTTTTTCCAAGCCAATTAAATTAAACACGGATCCTGCCGTGAGTGAAGTTATAGTAACAGGAGATGGACACAATTCATTGGAAAGAAACGTGCAATATTTATTGTGTAATGCAATGAGTGATATGAAATACAAAGGCTTGCAATATTTTACAGTGGAGAAATTATCATGAAATATAAAATAGGGCCTTCAAGCATTGAAGGAAAAGGAATTATAGCAACATCAGTAATAAGCAAAGGCAGTATAATAGGCAAAGCATATGATATCATAGGCAAGACTCCGCAAGGTTATATAATCGGTAACTCGCATACATTAGGAACATATCACAATCATTGTCTTACACCTAATGCCAAACCTATTATTAAAAGAAATGAAATACATTTTACAGCGATACACGATATACAACCGCAAGAAGAAATAACATGCAATTACAATGCATACAGTATATTAAACATAATCAATTTAGAGAAACCAATATGGTAAACTGGAAATCAACAGACAGGGAATACACACCCATTCAAAGCACAAAGACTAGAAACAAAGCTATGCTCGCACAATCATTACGTGCTGAAGGCATATCAGTGCAAGGCATAAGCACAATGCTGAATTTAAGCAAATCACGTATCTATGAGTATCTACGCAAGGACTTTATCGCACCGAATAAGGATTAATTGCTAATACACACAGGCTATAAGTATACAGGCTTACTATATAAGAGTATACCTATATATGAATATTCAAATAGCTAAAATAATTTGCTAAATAATAAAATAATGCTGGCCCGTTTGTCCCGAGAATGTACTTTTTTTGCCGGCTAATGAACTTTTACACTGGGCCCTTAGGTACGTCTCACCTACCACATTACTGCAATAGCACAGGCTTAAACGGCCTTAAAACCGCATGACAAATTGTCATAGATTTTTGCCAAATTGTCACCTAAAAAATTTGGATATGTCGATTTTTTTTCTTATATTTATATATAACAAATTCAAACTCAAGATCTATGAACAATCTTAAATTTTATCTCGGTGCTATTGTCTCTTATTACCTAGCTTATATAACAGGTACAGGAGAGATATTAAACTATGTTCCCTTTGCTGATCCATTAAATGAAATGGGATTCTTTATTCTGATGATTATGTCAGGCTCAGGTTTCTTAATGTGCACTAGAAAATGTTAATAACTTTACTAATATTGTTAATAACTTCACGCTAAAATATTTGGATAAGTCGCAAAAATGTCTTATATTTATATATAATTAATAACTAACACTACACTACATGAAGTACATCTTAAAAATTTCATCTGTTACTAAAACAGAAATCAATCTGGAATCAGGTTCTAATACCTTTTCTATACCTGCTTCTCCAGAAGCTTTGAAAAAAGCTAAAGCTGCTATGAGGAAAGGAACCAATTTAGCTATCACTATAGACGGTGAGATGCTTAGCTTTGGTACCTCATCTGCTAAGCCTAATATTAAAAATGTTCCAGAGGAATTACAATCTTACTGGAATGAATACGTTCCTCCTGTTAATAAGGAACATGCAGAGATGATGTCTTTTATACACAAAGACTCTATCAAGCTAAGACCTGAAATGCTTATGCTACCAGATCTACAATGGAAGTATCTAGTAAGGTCTGTTATTAGAGGTAAAAATATTATGATGACCGGACCAGCTGGTTCAGGTAAAACAATGGCTGCTAAGGCTGTCGCTAATGCACTAGATAGACCAGAGTTCTATTTCAATCTAGGTGCTACTCAAGATCCTAGAAGTACATTAGTTGGTAATACTCACTTTGCCAAGGATTCAGGGACTTTCTTCTCAGAGAGCTCATTCGTTAAAGCTATTCAAACCGAAGATGCAATCATTCTACTAGACGAATTATCAAGAGCTCACCCTGAAGCTTGGAATATCCTAATGACTGTCTTAGACCCAGGTCAAAGATACTTAAGACTGGATGAAGCAGATAACTCACCAACCATAAAGGTTGCCAAGGGAGTTACATTTATAGCTACTGCTAATATAGGTAATGAATACACATCTACAAGAGTAATGGACAGAGCATTACTAGATAGATTCACTATTATTGAAATGGGACTTCTCTCACAAGAAAAAGAGGAAGCATTACTTTGTATGCTATACCCAGAAGCTGATATTCAACTAATGAAAAATATTTCAGCAATAGTTTCTGCTACCAGAGATGAAATGAAAACAGAAGTACCTCGTATTAGTACATCAGTTTCAACAAGAACCTCAATAGAGTTTGCTTCTCTTGCTCACGACGGCTTTTCACTCGAAGAAGCTGCTGAGGTTACAGTATATCCTTTATACGATGAAGCTGGAGGCTTAGATTCTGAAAGAACGTTCATAAAACAGCTAGTTCAGAAGTTTATACCAGCTAACACTGATGAAAACCTATTTAACACAGAAAATGATGAATTATTCACTGAAGAAGATGTTAACAGTGCTTCATAACGACAAAATCATGTAGTGGTGATTAAGGTCCAAACTCGCTAAAAATGCCCACCAATAGTTTATTGTAAGCAGCGAGTTTGGACTCCTTCGGGAGGGGGGTTAGGCCGTTTATATGCCGAGCTCAATTTTTTTACCGGGGGTTTTTCTTTTACCCTACTATAAATTAAATTTAATTAAATAATATACTAAATAATATACACATGCTAAATACTAAATTACACGAGAAAAGAACCTATAGAATAGAAGGAATATTTTGGGTTCCATCCTATAGAGATTTCGATTACGACGATTTTCAGGTTCAAGCTTACAACAAACGCCAAGCAAAGCAAAAAGCTATGGAACATCCTATGTGGAACCTAGCTAAAAAGCCTCCTGCGATTAGCAGGGTCTATGACGAACATACTATACTAGAAAGCATGGTAGACGATTATTGCAATTCAGATATAAACAGATAATAAATTCAATATGAAAAAAACACAAGCAGATATCCTATTAGGAAAGTTTCAAAAATTAGTAACAGCCTTAAGCGCACAGGAAAAATCAAACCCTGATTGGTTAAACAATGTAATAACTGTACTTGAAAGATATACGTATTTAGATACTATGGCACAAATACGTGATGCATGGCATTCAGAATATGATTCAGCCTCTCATGGTAATCTAGCTGATCAAATGATTAAAGCTAATGATCTATGGAAAGAATTCAAGGTACATCCTATGTTTAGCAAGTAAGATGCATTACAAGGTTATTGCTATACACGGTAAGCTATACAAGGTTAAAAGAGTGTTGCCTGAAACTAGAATCAAGATGATTGATGGTTGGGCCGATGTTCTTCGAACCTTATATCATGCCGATGTAATATTTAAGCGTGATGGCCAGCTTTACATTTGCGAGAACGTTGATGACATAGACCATGACCCTATACCTTAACCGCGTACCAAGTTTTATAATAATGCGCGGGGGTTTTTTGATATACATTTAACACAAGATTAATATTAAGATAACATACCCGTATGAAAGATAATATATTTATTAATATGAAACAAGAACCAATAGACGTTACACCTGTTCTATACATAGCTATTATGGCTATTGTATTTGCATTAGGTATTTTATAGTAGACAAATTGTCATATGCAATTGTTAATAACTTTTGCAAAAGTGGACAAATTGTCACCTGTTTTATTTGGATAAGTCGTATTTTTTGATTATATTTATATATAAATAATTAACTAATCAAAACTTAAAAACTACTACGTATGACTTATTTACAAAATTTACCTACTCTTACTGTTAAAGATCAAGCTTCTAAAATTACAGAATTAATTATTGAATTCATGGAATCAAATGGTTGGACTGAAATCGACGATGAGGGTAGAGGTCTTTTATTTGAAAACCCTAACATCGATTTAGCAGAAACTAATGGTTTTGCTAACGATCAATATATTCAATTCAATAAAGGTTACTTCGGAGCTAACTCTGATCCTTCTGTTTTAGGTACTTGGATGTCAGACTCAGATGCTCATCCTGATGCTATTGAAATGGAAAAGCAAGCAGATGCTTTCCTTACTCAAATTAAAAATTCAATCTTAAATAAATAAAATATGATATTCGAAATTAAAGACGATTTAATCTATTCCAATGAACTCGATGGTTGGGTATTCATTGAAGACTATCTACTAATGATAGTAAACGATGCTGCTGAAACTATGAAGTCTTCAGCTACATTAAAATTTGTTTCTGCTTCTGATTCAGAAGGCAATCGTTGGAAGTATCCTACTATTAAAACCTATACACAAGGTAATTCAGAATTAGTTTGTCAATCGCTAATTGACCAAGGTATTCCAGCTCAGGTTGATCTTTACGAAGATGACGATGGTTACCCAGGTCAGCTAAGACAGATCTGGTCTGTTACTATTCCCGATATGATATTCAAAGATATTGACTTACCTTATTACATAGACGATACAGTTTACAAATGGGATTCTCAAACAATGTCCTATGTTACCTGTTAATAACTTGTTAATAAGTTTCTCTCTTTTTATTTGGATATGTCAAATAAATTTCTTATATTTAACTATAATTAAAAAATCACTACTATGGCACAATGCTTAAAATGTTTAGGACCAGTACCCCAGGGACGATTAGATTTGGGTTACAAGGTTTGCGTAAACTGCTCTACTACTCAATCCTACAGTTGTATTGCAATCACCAATCATAAGACTGGTAATAATATACAAATCGTTTCTCAGGAAACAGCAGATGCTTTTCGTAAAGCAACCGAACGTAAGGGATATGGAATTATGGCTGGCTTAAAAGGATAATATGAAAGGTTGCTTAACTATATTACTATTCGGTTTACTTATTGGTACTGGCCAATGGCTTTTGTTTCTTATATGCCTTTGGTTGTACTCAATTTGCGATTGCGATTAATCTGGACCAGTAGCTCAGCTGGATAGAGCATTAGCCTTCTAAGCTAACGGTCGAAGGTTCGAATCCTTCCTGGTTCACTAACTTAAAATAAAATTACTACTATGAATAAATTTAATAAAAACGGTAAAATGATAAACGGTCATCCATGGAGATTCCTCCAGCACTTTGTAGATGATATGAAAGGTACAACTTCTACATTAAAGAAAAAAGAAATAATTGAAAGGTACTCTGAAAATGAGTTTGTACTTAAGTGTCTTAGGTATACTCTTGACCCTTTCAAGATGTATTATGTTACTAGTAAAAATATTAAAAAGCTAGGAGAGAATTATCGTTCAGCTGAAGCTTATGAAAATATATTCGATCTATTAGACGATTTAGATAAAAGAGTTATTACTGGCCACAAAGCAATATCCGAGATTAATTCTTATTGTGAAGGTAAGAGCGGTTTCGTTAAAGAGTTAGTTCATTCAATCGTCGACAAGAATCTTCAAATCAGAGCTAACGCTAAATTGATAAACAAAGTAATTCCTGGTTTGATTCCTACATTCGAGTTAGCTCTTGCTAATTCTTATGATCCTAAACATGTAAACTTGGAATCTGAAACTTGGTTGGCTTCTAGAAAATTAGATGGTGTTAGATGTATTGCTATCTGCGACAATCTAGGTAACGTAAAGTTACACTCTAGAGCTGGTAAGGAATTTGATACTTTAGATAAAGTTAAAGAAGATTTGATTTATGCAATGAAACCTAATACTGTATGGGATGGAGAGATTTGTATTTTAGACGAAGATGGTAATGAATCTTTCCAAGGAATTATGAAAGAGATACGTAGAAAGGACCATACAATTCCTAACCCAACATTCTTAGTTTTTGATTGTTTAACTCTAGAAGAATTTAATTCTGGTACTAGTACTAGGAAGCTATCAGAAAGGATAATAAAAGATTTACAACCAATGCATAATTCTATTGAAGGTTACGACACTTTACAAGCTTTGGAAATGACTAAAGTAGATAGCTTTGAACAAATACAATCTATGGCTGATGAAGCTGATTCATTAGGTCACGAAGGTATTATGATTCGTAAAGATTGTGAATACAAAGGTAAGCGTTCCAATGATATTCTTAAAGTAAAGAAAATGCACGATGAAGAATATGAAATAGTTGGTTTCGATTTTGCTGACCATAGAGTTATTGAAAATGGTAAAGAAGTAAAAGAAAGAATGCTATCTCAAATATACATTGAGCATAAAGGAAACAAGGTTGGAGTTGGATCTGGCTTCTCTAAAGAGCAAAGACGATACTACACTAAGAACTTCAATGAGCTTACAGGAAAGACTGCTACTATTCAGTACTTCGAAGAAACCTTAAACGAGGATGGACTATACTCTTTAAGATTCCCAGTTGTAAAACACATATACAGCAACGGAAGAAATTGTTAATAACTTTTTCAAAATAGTTCCCAAAAAATTTCGATAAGTCGATTTTTTTTCTTATATTTATATATAATTAATTAACTACTACTAAATGACAAATAAGAAAATTTTATACATTGATATGGATGGAGTCCTTTGTGACTTCGATAGTAAGGCGGCTATGACCCCTAAACATGTCAAAGACAAATATGGTGACAATCTTCACCGAGTTCCTGGGTTCTATAGAGATCTCAAACCTCTGCCAGGAGCCATTGACGCTTTCAAAAAATTAAGCAAACACTATGATGTTTATATTGCTTCAACACCAAGTTGGAGTAACCCTTCATGCTGGATAGATAAGAGACTTTGGGTTCAACAGTATCTTGGACAAGATGCTTACAAAAAGCTTATCCTAACAAGTAACAAAGGTTTACTTAAAGGTACTGATGATGAAGGGTTTCCTTATATTCTAATCGATGACAATGTTTGGAACGGGGTTGAAGACTTCAAAGGTCACCACATACACTTTGGAACTGATCCTCAATTTATGAACTGGGACGATGTCCTTAAATTCCTTTTACCTAATGTTTAGATCTTGGACTACAGAAGAAATACTATTATTAGATCAAGCTGTTAAGAATCACTTAACGACTGAAGATATTCATGAGCTTGGTAAGTTAATTGGAAGATCATATCAAGCAACTAGAAAGAAGATTCTAGAGATTGCTAATATCATTCCATCTAGTCGATTGGTTACTGTATTAAGAAGAAATGAGCAATTGACTTATAATGAAACCTCAGACTTTCCCAAAGATATAGACCATAGTTATATACCACCGGTTATCTTTAATGACGTTCTTAAAATGCGTAAGAAGAAGCTCAAGCCTGGTGATAAAGTATTGCTAAGAACTATAGAACATATTAAGGGTATGACAGAGTTTGAAACGGATGGTGCATTCGATTATGCTGACAAGGTTATTACAGTTGGCTTAGTTTCTGGTAAATCTTTTTATGCTATAGAAGATGAAAAGGATTATCCAATAAGGTTCCATTTGGACTTAGTAAAAGATATTTATTATAAATGCACAGAGACAATATAGACATATCACGTATGATTGAAATCTTCAATAAGATAGCACTTGATGAAGGATTCAAAATGATTGTGAATGAAATTGACCCTTTACAGTTTTTTAGCTCAAAGGAAAAGTTTTTTAAGATGATAGATCATTTGATAGAGCATTATATAGAAACAGAAGAATATGAAAAATGCTCTATACTACTACAAGTTAAAAAAGATCATGGCTATATAGATCCAGAGGTAGAAAAGGTTTTTTCAAAATAGTTCTCCAAAAATTTGGATATGTCGAAAATTTTAATTATATTAGCATATAATTTATTATTTAATAATAACTCATACACTAACATAATTAAATAAAACAAATTTATTTATTATTATATAATTCAAAGAATTACACACCCACAAGGTGTATTAAAAGGGATAAGCCGAAACCCTAAATAGTAGGCAACATTAAATTATATTAACATGCAAAAGCATAATAGAAAATTTCGTAGAGGAGGTCCTGGTAATCAACTTCCAATTAAACACAATCAAAAGAAACCATTCGAGCCAGGTAGATATGGTAAAAATTGGGGATCAATTAAAGTAGAACTAGCTAAGGGTAATAAAGCAATTAACCCTATAGCTCCTGCAACTCAACCTATTATAGGTACACTATGTATAGGTAATATGCAAGTAGATATTACTTTCTCTGAAGCTAATAGAATTATAGAAGAGCTTCACGATGCAAAGAATAGATACAACGTTGCAAATAGATTGGGTATGTTAGATGCAAAGTCTGGTACGCCTGATTCAATTAGATTAACCCAAAGCTCTAGAAGCTATTAAAAGAAAGGAGTTATAAAAATGACAGTAGAATTATTAACATTTGCATTAGGTTTATTATTAGGTGGTATATTAATGTTCATCTATCTTTGGAGACAAGGTAAAGGTTTGAAAGAATTATTAGCTGATAAAATGATTACTAATAAATTATTGAAAGATCAAATTACTAGTAATGGTAGACCTAATAAATCTTGGAACAATAAGTCTAAGAAAAGATATTACAATGGCAAAAAGAAAAAAACAACAAGTACAAAATCTTAATACTGATATTCAGAAAACTGTTTTAGATATATTAAATACTGTTGACAATGTAGATCCTAAAGATATTTCTAAAGTAACTGTTGAAAAGTTTGATAAGATACTTTCCTTAATTTCAGCAAACATTAAAATGTCCGCTGGTAATAGAAACTTTGATCAGAATGAATTTAGAATAGACAAGTCTACAGTTTTTAATTATAAGATGAAATATTCAACAACTGGAAATATTAGTAAAGAAGATATAACCTCGTTAAATTTGTTTTATCAGAAACATAAAAATTTAACAAAAATCTTACTTGCTATTTGATATTTATAATTGAATCGCTATTACTTATATTAGCTGCATTTATGGACCCGGGTTCGATTCCCGGCATCTCCACTAAAAAATTTACACGATATGGGGATGACTGGCTTTGACAGAATGATAAGGGTATAAGGAAGATTCACTGCAACAACTGGCACACAAGTTGAAATGGCGATGGCTGCCTAGATAGGCCCCCTGACCCAACGGTTGAAGAAGCATACCGTCTAAGCTTCGGAGGAGAGAGGTTAATTAAATAAAAGGAGTAACAATATGACACCAGAAGAATACGGCAAAGTAGAAGAATTCATGGAAGGTTACATGTTAGATTTAACATATGATATAGTAACTAAAAAGGTTGCTTTATCTGAATTAGTTAATACTGACGAAGAAGTTATATTAAGTTACGACCCATTTGCAATAGGAGAAATTGATCAGGTTTGGTTATTACAAGACTTGATAGATTATTTTGTTACAACAGAAGAATATGAAAAATGTGCAAAACTATTGAAGATGAAAATACAAGTCGAAAAGGGTACGCTAGATTTATCTGATAGGATATATTTAACAGATGAACATTTCTTGACTGAAGAACAAGATATTATTATTCAATCTTTAATCGACGAATTATTAAAAAATAATTTTAACAAAAATTAGGAGTTATATTATGAATCAACTACTGAAAGAAAAAATTGAAACAAAGCTTGAAAGAGTAATTGCAATGGCAAAGAAACAAGACGACGTTATTCTAAAAAGAGGCGATGTTATCAATGATGTAAGAAGTACTTTACGTACAATTGAAAAAGAAATAGAAGAAGTAAAAAGTCTAATACATATAGTATAATGAAGAAAAGACTCTTTCCTTTCTTAATAGGTTTATCAGCTCTATCAGTTTCTGGTAGTGCTGCATTCTATTCTGTGTTTGGATTGAGTAAACTATTTGCTGGAGCTAGTACACAAGTAATCATAATGGCTGGTTCATTAGAATTTGCTAAATTAGTTACAGCATCATTACTATATCAATATTGGGATACTATAAACAAATGGATGAGATTTTATTTATCTATTGCCGTATTCGTTCTTATGGTAATTACTTCTGGTGGTATATACGGCTTCTTATCTGGAGCTTATCAAGAAACTGCAACAAAGTCGGAATTCTTAGACAAATCCCTATTAGTATTACAAACAAAACAAAATCGATTCGAAGAACAAAAGGTAGATTTAGTTTTAGAAAAAGATCAACTGAATAAAACTATATCCGACTTAAGAACATCGTTATCTAATCCCGCATCAGTATCATATTACTCTGAAGAAGCTGGACAAGTTATTACAACAACATCTAGTTCTACAAGACGAGCATTACAATCAGAGCTAGCAACTACTATAGAAGATAGAAATGATATAAGCTTGAAAGTAGAAGCTGTGCAAGATTCTATAATGAGATTAGACACAGAACTATTAGATTTAGAAATAGGCAATGAAGAACAAAGAGAACTGGGACCGCTTAAATATCTATCTGAACAAACTGGTAAGGATATGGGACAAGTGGTTAATTGGTTCTTGTTATTAATTATATTTGTATTTGATCCATTAGCAATTGCATTAGTAATAGCTGCTAACTTTGCTTTTGCTCAAATTAAATCTAATAAATCTACTAGTGAAGTAATAGAAGTTGAACCAACGATGTTTACAGGTGAAGTCACATGCTCAGTACCACCTGGTCTAGAATATGACACACCTTATACTCTAGATGAAATAAAAGAAAAATGGCAAGAAGAACCAACTTTATACAAAGTCTATGGTGAAGATATATTAGAAGACTTTGCAAAACTAAAAGCACAGTATAGAAAACAAGCAACTATACCTAATGCTGAATTTGAAAAACTAATTAATAAATACTATAAACATGGCAAAAAGAAATAAAAAAATAAAGGTTGTAAATAGAGAACAAGATTATATCGTTGAATATAGAAAAGGTACAAAATGGAATCAAAGACCTGATTGTACTTACAGATATATGTCTTGTAAATTATGCGGTCATATGACAGTAGTAGGTGAAGACACTACAGCAGTTACTTGTCACCATTGCGTTAATGAAATGGTAGAAGGCCCACAAATAACTTCAAGAAGAATAAGCTCAGGCCGCCCAGCTGGTTGGCATTTTATGGCTGAGTATGTAGACAAGGATGGTAACGTATTTCACAAAGGTAAAGAACAGCCTAAATTAAAAGGTAAATTAGAACCTACTGTAATTGTGAAAAAACAAAAGATCTCTAAGACAGAAAAGAATACTATGATTAGAGAAGCCAATACTAAAATTCACAAGTTAAAGAAAGAACTTAAGAACGCAAAGCTTAAGAAAGAAATAAAAAGTCTCACAAGAGAAATAGCCAGATTATCTAAAATTGCAAGAGGTAAAATACCAAGATCAAAAAGATTTAAGTAATTTATTTGGATAAGTCCAAAAAATTTATTATATTGTATACTAATAGAAAACAAAACTTATTAGGAGATTACAATGGCAACGCACGACAAACTTATTTACTATAGAAGCGAATTTAGTAGAGAAGCAAAAAAGATAGAAATGGAAATTCCTCCGAATTTAACAATAGCAGAGTTTAAGATTGTATGTAGAAGATTAGCTTCTTCTTTGGGTTATGCACCTGAATCAGTAGCTAATGAATTTGGAAGAGATAAAGAAGTTGGAAATAAAAAACAATTAAAATTATTATTTGACTAAATATGAAAAATTCAATTAAATTTTTTCTATGGATAGCTGTTATATTTTTATCGAGTATATTCGTTATTATTACAATGGTATCTTATGAAAAGCAAATAGAAGATTTACAAAATGAAAATGGCTCTTTAGATTATGCATTAAAATTTCAAAAGGAACAATGCCAATTGCATGTTCAGGAGCTAATGCTTAAAATAGATTCTTTAGAAAAAGAGCTTATTTTTTATGAACCAAAAACTATTGGTGAAACTATAGATGAAATCTTAAATGCCATAATTAGAGTAGAGTCTAGCAACAATGATTCAGCATACAATGTAAAAGAAGATGCAGTTGGATGTTTACAAATTAGACAAACTATGGTAGACGACGTTAACCGAATCTTAAGAAGAAATGGTTATGATAAAAGATATTCATACAATGATAGATGGGATAGAAAAAAATCTATAGAGATGTTTGATATCTTTTGTAATTACTATGGTTTAACTACTGCAGAAGAAATGGCAAGGTGCTGGAACGGTGGACCAAGAGGAATTGATAATCCAGCAACATTAGGTTACTGGGATAAAGTACAAATGGAGATGAACTCATGAATTTAGATGAAAGAAAAATATTAGAAAATTGGAATGATTTATTAAAAGTTATTAATGATAATTTTGATGGTGAAAGAAAAAATAATCTTAAAGCAATGTACAATAAGTTAGCTGAAAGAATGATGTTAGCTCCTGCTTCTGGTATTATACACTATCACAATTGTTTTGCTGGTGGATACGTTGATCATGTTCTAAGAGTTATAGAGTGTGCAAAAAGACTGTCTAAGCAATGGGATGAAATGGGAGCAGACAAAAATTATACAGACGAAGAGTTAATATTTTCTGCATTGAATCACGACTTAGGTAAAGTTGGAGATATGGAAAAAGATTATTATATCCCTAACCCAAGCGAATGGCACAGAAAGAATCAAGGCAAGCTTTACAAATTTAACCCCGACCTAGATTACATGTCAGTACCAGACAGATCCTTATTTTTATTAGCACAGAATGGAATTTCATACACATACAATGAAGCAATGGGTATTAGATTACATGACGGTTTATATGATGATTCCAATGTTCAATATCTAAAAACATTTAATACAGACAAAGAAATTAAAAGTAATCTCCCAACTATACTTCATCATGCAGATCATATGGCTTCTAGGATTGAACATGATAATTATGTAAAGTCTGCTGGTAATAATCTTAAGCCTCAACCGAAGAGAAGAAAAACTTCTCCTAAATTAAATGGTGCATCAGATTCAGCAAACGATTTATTCAAAGATTTTTTTAAGGAGTAATAAATGATATTAGAAATTATATTAATTAGTTTATTAGCTGTGTTTATCTTTATGGTTTATAGACAAGATCAAACTATAAAAAAGCAAATAGACTATATAGATTCTATAGAGACAAAGTTGATTAATAACTTTGAAACTATTAAAAGTTCTTTTACACGTATGAAAGAAATAGATCAAAAGGGCGGCTTTGAAAGTGACGACGAAGTAGGCCAAGTATTTACTAACATTAAAGAAGTCATAGAAGATTTAGAGAAAGAAGTAAATGGATAATTTAAGCCCAGTAGATTTATTCTACAAAGAACTAGAAAAACCAAAAGAAGTTAAATTAACTAAAAGAGGTAGACCTAGAAAAACCAAGATGTATTTTACACAGGTAACAGAAGATGCTATAATAGCATACAACCAAGAATCTGATGTTAGAAAAAGAAACAAAGTTTGGAATGATCATATTAATGGTGCAATATTCAAACTAGCAGAAAATATAATTAACCGGTTTAAGTTTATGTACATGGATGGTGGTATTGTAGAAGTTAAATCTGAAGTTGTTTCTTTCCTATTAACTAAGCTGCCTAAATATACTTCTGATAAGGGTAAAGCTTTTTCTTACTTTTCAATAGTAGCAAAAAACTATTTGATACAAAATAACAATAAAAATTATAAGCGGTTAATAAATAAAGCTGGAGTAAATCATATAGATTGGCAAAGAAACATTGGAAATGAAATGCATTTAACCAAAACGCATGATGGCATTTTAGATTTTATGACTCAGTTTATAGAATGGTATGAAGAAAAAATAGACAAAAAATTTAGACTTGAAAGAGATAAAGCTATTGCTTATGCAGTAATGGAATTATTTAAGAAAAGAGATAATATAGAAACTTATAACAAAAAAGCTCTTTATATTCTAATTAGAGAAATGACTGGAGCTAAAACGCAGTATATAACCAAGGTAGTAAAACAGATAAAAAAAGAGTATGAAACTCTCTACTTAAAATACCAAACCAGATAATTATATTAAAGCAAAAAAGGTTATATAAAAGGTTTCTAAAAAAGGTTATGGTATAGAACTCCGAAAGCATGTTAATTTTATTAAGAAAATAACAAGGAGAATAATATGAAAAATATGATTTTAACAATGATGCTAGTATGCGGCATGTTCGCAGCGAATGCACAAACAAGTGGTGACTGGTACGTAGGTACTGGTGATGTAGCAAATACAGCATGGACTGAATGGTCTTTGTCACCGACAATTGGATATGGTGTTATGGACAACCTAATGGTTGGTTGCTCAGTATCTCAAGCAGATTCAACTGCTGATATGGATATTGATTTTCATGCAAGATATTTTGTAAAAGGATATTTTGCTTATTTAGCAACAGACGGGCTATCTACGGATGGTATGTCTATTGGGGCAGGTAAGATGTTTACCTTACGTAATAATATTTACGTTGACCCTAAAGTGGTTTACAACACTGGAGAGAAAACTACGAACCTTACATTAGGTTTCGGGTTTAGATTCTAAGGAACCCAATAATGGGTCAACATGCTTTCGATGCAATTTTGCAACAGAATACTTATTAAAACAATAGGAGAAAACAATGGATTCAGTAATTAAATACGTAAATGGTTTCTTTGGTGGTTTAGGTACTATTATGTTAGCTATCTTACCAGTAACGATTCTATGGCAAGTACTTACGGGTACTACTGTATTTGGAATGGATGTAATTGCTAACTTATCAGCTCTTGTAACTTCACTAGGTAATGGTGGCTTTGTAGGATTGGTAGTATTGGTAATTGTTGCTTCATTCTTTATGAAGAAATAGTTATATAAATAAAAAGGGCCCTCGTTAATTCGGGGGCTTTTTTGCGCGTTTAAGATATTTATAATAAAGGGAATGATATATGGATAAAGAAATATTTAAGGGAAAAACCTTTTCTGATTTATGTGAAGACATATATACAAATTCTGTAAAGAAAGAAAAGCAAATTTCCGCTTTGATAAAAGATTTACAACCAATGATTAAGTCGATTGGTGACGCAACAGTTATTGTACCAATAATAAAAGAGTATTTAGAAGTTGGTGTAAAAAATGACGAACATCTAATAAAGATGGCAGCTATAGTTCAAAGGGCTCAAGCAAGATCAGAATCTACTGAGTCTGGTGGAATGTTATTAACTGAAGAGGAAAAAAGACATTTATTAGAAACTGTTGAAGAATTAAATTCAGAAGATAAAAAATAATGCAAGACGAAATAATACAGTCATCATTTTCCACAGCAGATGGAAACGAAAATAGAGGAAATCATATACCTCTATACATGGGGAGAGTTATCAATGTTCTATTGAATCCTGAGACTAAAGAGTCTGTAGGTAGAGTAGAATTAAGAGTAGCAGATAAAGATAATGAGGAAGACAACGAGCTTGAAGAAGTATTTGCATTTCCTTTAGATATATACAATTATACCATGCCACTTATTAATGAATCTGTATTAGTTACAAAAACAGAAGCTGGTAGATATTTTTATTTTTCAATACCTCCTCATAATTTCTATGATCAAATAACACTTGATTCAGATAGCGATACTGAGTTAGAAGGTGAAGAAGAAGATGTAAAAATAAACGTTCATTCTTTCGAATTAGTATCTGCAAATGATGAAGCTGATAAAGAAATATATGGCGAGACTTTTACTGAAGAAGTAAAAACTGCAACTGATGCTATATTAAGTAGAAACGTTCATGAAGGTGATACATTAATACAAGGTAGATTTGGAAATTCTATAAAGCTTACTTCAAAAAACGAATTAAATGAAACACCATGGAGTATAGATGGAGAAGATGGACAACCAGTAATAGCCATTAGAAACGGCTTAGAAAGATACGAAGATCCAACAACAGATAATTCCTTTATATACTTATTATCAGATCAATCTTTTGATTTTGGGGATATAGCTTTCTCTCCTGAGAGTGGAAATCTTGGTGATACTATGGATGCTTATGTTGGAGGCCAAGTTATAATTGGAGCAGATAGATTAACTCTATTATCTAAAGCCGATGATATTTCAATATCTTCTGCAGGATTAGTTAGTATAGCAACTGCAAAGTGGGCAGTAGATGTAGACGTTTTAATGGATCAAGTAAAAGCACTAGCAGAACAAGTCGAAGCTTTAACTGCAGGATCTGCAACTTTCACAACTGGTGTAGGCCCAACTGGTCCTGCCACTAACGCTGGAGACTGTGCAGCTATCACTGCTGAAATATCTGGGATGGAGCAATAATGGCAATTAACTGGTCAGGTTTAGAATCGGATATTAAATCTTGGTTTGAAGACGTAGGGGAAAAGACAGAAGATGACACTGCAAAATTTTTAGCAGATTCATATGGCCAAGCAGTATCGGCAGCAGCTGACCCTAATGGAAATGCTGTAATACCACCAGGTAAAGAAGCTGGAATAGAACAAGCTTGGTCTTCTGCATTTGCAGCACAGAAAGCGGTAGATAATAAATTAGGACCTGCTGGGTGGGTATCTGTTGAAGGTGCTATAATTTTATTTTGGACTGCTTGTGCATTTTCACCAGCACCACCGCATCCTGGTACTGTCACTCCAATTTCAAACAATGTTATTATGCCAGGATCACCAGGAATTGCAGCAGCAATAGACAAAGCTTTTAGTCAAGAAGATGCTGCAAAAACTGCAAAGGAATTAGTTACTGGTTATAAAAATCATGCTGCATCAATAGCTGGTATGTACATAGGTCTTATACCACCAACAGCATCAACACCATTAAACGTTCCATGGACGGGAATAAAATAACCTTTAGTGATATTTATATATAGAAAAAGGTTTATATAATAGGAGAATAAAATGACAAAGAAAGATTTAGTACGCTTAATTAGAGAAGTAGTAAAACGAGAAGTAAAGAATCAAGTTAATAATGTATTAACTGAGATGGAAACTAAACAATCTAAAAAATTGAGTATTAATGAAGCTATAGAGCAAACAGCTGCAACAGACTTTCCAACGATGAAAACATTTACAGCTGCAGATGCAAGAGCTGGTTTTGCTGCAATGCAAACCGGTTATAATACCCCACCTCAACAGACAGATTTACAAGGTAAGCCAGTAGACGTTAGTCAATTGGAAGGTGGATTAGATAAAGCATTAACAAGAGATTATTCAGAATTAGTAAAAAGATTTAATAAGTAAAATAGATTATGCCAGAGAATAACCCAATATTAATAAACCCTATTGATCTTGAACCAGATGTTGCCATTGGTATTAACTTACCTATGGATGCATCAAACGGGGCTGCACTTCAAAGCACCTTTTATACTAAAGATCAAATAAAAGCAAACATTAGAAGTTTGTTTTCAACTATGATTGGGGAAAGGGTTATGCAACCAACTTTTGGCACATACTTATTTAATTTATTATTTGAACAAGTTAATACTGATTTGAAAGAAAAGCAAATAAGAAATGAAGTAGATAGGGCCATACAACAATGGATACCAGAAGTAATTGTAAATGAAGTATCATTTCCTGAAGTTATAGATGAAAGAAAAATATTAATCAAATTGAAATATAGTATACCACAGTATAACTTAGAAGATGAATTAACTTTAGAGGCACAATAATTATGGCAAGTAAAGATATTAAATATGTAGGTAGAGATTTCGATGGTTTTAAGACTAACTTAATAGAGTTTGCTAAAAACTATTTCCCTAATACCTATAATGACTTTGATACATCATCTCCTGGTACAATGTTTATTGAGATGGCATCTTACGTAGGAGATGTACTTTCTTTTTACACAGATTATGCATTAAAAGAAAGTATGTTGCACAGAGCAACTGAGAGAAAGAATTTATATGATCTAGCACAGGGTTTTGGATATAAACCAAAAATTTCTGTAGCATCTACATGCAAGTTAGACGTATATATAAAGATACCGGCATTACAAACCTCTACAGAGGATAATGCATTCGGAGGAGCAGCATCTGCACCAGATTGGGACTATGCTCCAGTTATAGAACAAGGAATGGTAGTAACTACAGATGGTGGTATAAAGTTCTATACAATGGATTCTATAAATTTCCAAGCTTCTTCTTCAGCAGATCCTACTGATGTAACAGTTCACACAATTAATTCAACAACGTCAAACCCAGAATACTATCTGTTAAAGAAATCAGTCTTAGTATCTAGTGGAGATATAAGAACTACCTCTTACGGAGGAACTGGTACAAAATCTCAAAAGTTTACTATAAACGATGATAATGTAATAGGTATAAACGAAGTAACAGATGGAGATAGCAATAGATGGTATGAAGTTCCATACCTAGCTCAAGATACAGTCTTTGGTGAAAATGTTAATAGTGCAGCTTTTGATCCAACAACAAGTGGAGAACATTCTAAGACTCCATATATTTTAACGTTAAAGAAAACACCAAGAAGATTTGTAACAAGAATCAATGGTGATAATAAATTAGTTTTACAATTTGGTTCTGGTATTTCTACAATAGCAGATTCTTTAATATTACCAAACCCGAATAATGTAGGTACAAACTTACCAGGATCATCTGACAATTTGAATAGAGCTTTTGATCCTTCTAATTTTATGAAAACTAAAACTTATGGTCAAGCTCCAACTGAAGCTCTTACTATAAAATATACAGTTGGATATGGGTTAGCTGGTAATGTATCAACTGGGACTATAACTACCGTTGAATCTAAAACTATTACACAAAACTCTGATGACATATCAGATGCTCTAAGAAGTATAGTAGATGCATCAATAGCAGTTAACAATCCTGAACCAGCAAGTGGTGGAAAATCGCAAGAGACAATAGAAGACGTTAGAGAAAATGCTCTTGCTCATTTTGCTACTCAACAAAGAGCTGTAACTAAGGAAGATTATATAATAAGAGCATATTCAATGCCACCTAAATTTGGATCTATTCCAAAAGTATTTATAACGCAAGATACACAAATAGATATGAAAACTAGAGAAGAAGTTAACAATCCTCTTGCTTTGAATATGTACGTTTTAGGGTATGATCAAAATAAAAACTTAGCTAATTGCAACGAAGCTTCTAAAAAGAATTTGAAAAATTACTTATCACAATACAGAATGATGACTGATTCTATAAATATTAAAAATGGGTACATAATAAATCTAGGAATAGATTTTGAAATTGTAGTACTAGCAGGCTTTAACTCTAGAACAGTTGTCTTAACATGTATAGATAAGTTAAAAGAATTGATGCATATAGATAATATGCAATTTATGCAACCAATTATTATAAAAGATTTACAATTAGAACTTTCAAAACTAGACGGTGTTCAGTCTGTTATGAAATTTGAAATAAGAAATAAGTGGAGAGAAAGCTTAGGTTATTCTGGGGTTAAATACAACTTAGAAGATGCTAATAAAGGTGGAATAATATATCCTTCAAAGGATCCGTCTATATTTGAAATAAAATTTCCAAACATAGATATCCAAGGAAGAGCAACTACATATTAGAGGAATAACTTATGATTTATAATATATACCCAACAAAAGATACTACTGTTTATAATTACTCTGCGAGTATGAATACAGGTCTTGATCCAATATTGGAAATAGAAAAAACTATACCAATACAAGGTGCTACGGCAAATATAGCAAGATCCTTTTTACAAGTAGATTGGGAAAAGGGATACGCAGAACTTCAAGCTTTGCCTGGTAATTTTGCTACGGCTTTTGATGATGCAGCCTTTTCAAGTCACTTAATTTTACATTCTACAGAAGCTGAAAATATACCTTACTCTTATAAGATAGAAGCAATACCTTTGGGTCTTCCATGGGAAATGGGTATAGGTAAAAGAACTCATACGCCTGTAACTGAAAAGGGATGCTCTTGGGGGTTTACCGATGTTTCTGGTTCAACTCCTTGGAATCCTACTGGAGGAAGAGAAAGCTCTGATATAGGAATCACAAACATAATGACTCAATCTTTTGAATTTGAATCTACTGATATAAAAATAGACGTATCTGAATCTTTAGCTGGTTGGCATTTGAATAAGAATCACAATAATGGTATAATGCTAAGAATTACTTCTAGTCAAGAAGCTGATACATTAGAATATGGTAAATTAAAATTCTTTTCAAAAGATACTAACACAATCTATTCTCCAAAGCTGCAAATTGGCTGGGACGATTCTGTATATTACACAGGGTCGATGGAGAAAGCAGAAACTGATGAAATATTAGTTTATATAAAAAATAATAAATATGAATATAAAGAAAAAGAAGTAATAAGAGTAGAAGTTAGAGCTAGAGATATTTATCCTACACAAACATATGGAACATCTTCAGCAGCATTAAAAGATTATTATTTACCAACTGGTTCTTTCTATTCTATAAAAGACGCAGAAACTGAAGAAGCTGTAATTGACTTCGATAGTTCATATACAAAATTAAGTTGTTCTGGTTCTGGGCATTATTTCAATTTAGCAATGAATGCTCTACCATCAGAAAGATTATATAAGATAATATTAAAAGTAGACAATAGAAATTACAATGGTCAAGTAGAATACTTCGACTCTAATCATGTATTCAAAGTAGTTAGGTAAAAGATATGCCAAGAAAAATATTTTCAATAGAAGACATACAGGAGATATACAATAAAGAACGCGTTAATAAAAAACGCCAATTGTCTGAGTATGAAAAAAGTAGAAATCAAGAAAATACAACTGGGCCAACTGCTAATTCTAACAATGTAGTTTTAATAAGCAACAAAGAAGAAATTGTAACAGATTTTAATGTATCTGCCGATAGAGAATATTATGATAGAAAATCTTTTGAAAGCACATTTGATACAGAGATTGCACAATTAAAAACTGGAGCTCCACCAGTGGAACCAGATCCAGACCCGAAACCACCACCTGCTCCAACGGTCGTTCAAGTTAGATGTACAAATCACCATTGGACATTAGATGGAGGTAAAGGAAGAACTGAAAAAGATAAACCAGCTTGGCATCACAATCATCACCCATTAGGTAACAACCCAGATGGTGGTGCATTAGTAATACCAAATGATCATCCTCTTTTCTTTTTAAGAAGATGTGAACCTGCTGATGCAAGAAGGACTTTTAATTTCGAATGGAAAGTAGACGGTAAAGTGGTTTCAGAAGCTCCATATTTTCATATGTTTAATGCAACAGATCAAAAGCCAGAAGACAATGCTTGGAGAAAGGCTCCAGATATTATAATAGAAGTAAGAGTTTGGAATGAGTCTGGTGAAAAGACTGCAAAGATGAAAATGAGATGTGCAAGCAGTATAGGAGATGATAATCATTTAGAAGACGATGGAAAACCAAAACCAAGATGGAAGTGGAAAGGTACAAGATATTTTAGAGAAGAAGAATTTTGGAAAGGAGGTTGGAAAGTTTACACTGATTATCAACTTGACACAAGATATAAACCAAGAAAAGTTTATCTTAGCAAAATAACGCTAGATGATTTTGATCAATTGTCTTATACCAAAGCTTCAAAGTTTGCAGCGAAACCTTGGAATAATAGTAAGGGTATATCTAAGCAATTATTACCAGATATGAAAAAACCTGAAAGAAGAGATTCAGATTATGCTCATCATTCTAGGAATTGGTCTAAGTGGAGAAAAGAACATATGTCAATATTCCATTCAAGTAGATTCAATCCTTGGAACCGTAATAAGCATTCCTTTATAGGTGAAGTCTATATAAATGGTGAATGGGTTACTTTTCCAAAAATTTGGTCTGGGTATGAAAGTGAAGCAGCATTAAAAGATAAGTATGACGCAAAAAACTTTATGAGACTAGACGAAGATGGAAAGCCTGCTTTTGTACGTTCTAACACAAAAGATGGTGATAAAGTTGGAACTACTTTAATGCAAAAAATTAATAAGCAAATATTTGTAACAGCTCCAATTGGTGAGAAGGTTACTTTTGCTTTTAAGTATGGGTTCAAAAAATCTTCTGCAAACAAAGGGGAATTAGAATATGTAATTTTTACAGGTTATAAAACTCACACTGTAAAAGAAGAAGATGGTGAAAAAGTTTGGTTAAACGTAAAATTAAAAACTGATATTATAAAATACGACAAAGACGTTTATGATTATGAAATGCCAGATGGCGAGGAACAAACTGACGGTGAATTTACTAAGTCAACTGCAACAAGTAGAAATGAAAAAAGGACAACTACTAGTAATCGTAGAAATATGAATCGTGGAGGAGGAGGCTACTAATGGCAACAGAAGATAAAACTCCGATAAACGAAATAGCACCATTAATAAGAGAATTTGATGGAGATAGACATGACCAATTAAAATCTGTCGAAAAAGTATTAGAAAAACGTAGCCCAAGAGATGGAGACTTTTTATACTTAAAAGTTTTTAACGGTGAAACATTATTAAATACTCATTGGCTTAAAATCTCTCAATATGATTGTATAACTATTCCTAATGAAAGAGAATTATCTGTAGATTGGTATGATCTTCTATTAGATGAATTAAGTTATTCGCCTGGTAATTATTCTATCGACTATTGCGTAAAAAGAATGGCTTGTTGGCCAAACGAATTTGTTAGAGTAAATGAAATTTCCAAAAATAAAATGGAAATTAGAGTTGATGCAATACACGAAGATGCTCTTACAAATATAAGAAAACCCTTGATACAAGGTAAATATTATGCACCACTAGATATATTTCACGAAAGAGAAGGTTTTGTAAAAGCTGTTTCTTGGGTTTACGATGAACACTTTGAAGATGAAACTTTAATTATAAAGCTAAGCGATAAAATTCCTAGGAAAATTAAAGTTGGAGATGAAATAGAATTATGGGATGAAATTTCAAGTGTAAGAAAAATAGATTTAATTTTAGAAGTATCACTACCAACTGGGCTAGAACCATACATAGAACTTAGAGGACCACAAGTAACCTTAGACGTTAACACAGAAGTTGGAAAACCAACAGAATTGCAATCGTGGGAATCTATACTAACAGGATCAGCAGAAGTAAATCAAAACTTGTCAACAAAGATATTATCTGGTTCTGGATACGAATTAAATATAGACTATAGAAAATTTGATAATTTTATACACTTCAGTTCTGCAAAGGAAAGGTTGGTAAACTTTGAATACAAGGTTAGATTAGTAGAATACTACGAGTCTAAATCTTTAGGTCACTCAACAAGTTTAACTGGTCAAGCTTCTTCATCAGTTACTGCTTCAGCAATATATATTTCTGAATCAGCAAACTACAGCACAGAAAAGCAACATATAATAGGAAGCTTTGATCACTTTGAACAATATCTTTATGAGCAATCTGGTAGTGGTCATACAGAAGATGGCATAGTTTATTATTCTACAACTTGGCCAAAATATGATAACCCAGTTGCAAATGGATATCCAAAATATATTAACCACTCTTACTCTTCTTCTGAAGCTCAATCTTGGTTAACTGGTTCTTTCTTATCTGCTTCAAATTACGACGAAAGTAATATGAATATATTAAGAAAAACAATACCAGCAGTTCAAAGAGCAGATCAAAATAATTCTGGGTTTGTTTTATTTGTAGATATGATTGCTCAACACTTTGATATATTATACAATTATATTGACAGCCTGAAGCATCAGAGAACAAGAGATGAAGACCTTAATACTGGTATATCTAAAGATTTATTATTTGAAACATTAAAATCTTTTGGTTGGAAGCCAAAGTCTGGTTTAGATTTAGAAAAGATTTGGGAATATTGGTTAGGAACAAGTAGAACGGGTGGTTACGCTGGACCTGGAACAACTGCTTGGGATTCTGATAATTCATCTACCTATACATCTACTGCTACTACATCAAGTGCTTGGTCTACAGAACCAACACCAAAAAGAGATTTAGAATTAGAACCTATTTCAAGAGTTATTAATAACTTACCTTATTTATTAAAAACTAAAGGTAGTAAGAGAGGTCTTAAAGCTCTATTAGCTTGTTATGGTATACCAAGTTCATTCTTTAAGATTCAAGAATTCGGAGGACCAGATCCAACAAGACACGCAGCTACAACCTCTTCACACACTAGAGCTATAGAAGTTTCAAATCACTCTTTACAATTTCAAGGTGGACTATATGGTCAATCAACTAAGTGTTCATATATAACTGGAAGTTGGGATCCAGATGGACCAATACAAACTGTAGAATTTAGATTCAAAACGAATTATCAAAATTCACAATCATTATTTTCAGTCCAACATTCCCATGTACCATCTACTGCCCCTAGACAACAATTATTTATTATACCGTCAAAATCAGCAGATGATCCTGATACAAAATACGGTTTTGTTAAATACTGCTTTGCAGATGAAAGTACAGTGTTTGCATCTGGCTCATTAGGAAAACTTCCAATATTAGATAACGATTGGTGGAACATTGCACTTGTAAATGATAACGAAGGAAAGAAAATAAAAGTAGTATGCCAAAAAGCTCCAGATCATGCAAATGGTAATATAACTCATAAAGATTCTATAGAAATAGCTTATACAACTACTACAGATCAGTCTCATGGTTGGGGTTACCATAACACTTATTATTGGCACCTAGGACTTTCAAAGCAAATTACAAATTCGCACTTTAATAATTCTGCTTCTAATTTAGATTATTTTTCTGGAAGTATACAAGAATATAGATTTTGGAATGCAGAACTTGACGATTATTCTATAGACTTACACACTAGAGCAGCAACATCTATATATGGTAATTCTTATTCTGGATCATATGATAATTTAATTTATAGATTACCATTTGGAACAGATAATAACATAGATCATAATACAGCTTCTGTAAATACATTTACTTCTACACATCCAAACCAGAGTGTACCCTATTCTCCTGTAGATACACAACACGTTGCTTCTTTAAGTGGATCTTTTGAATGGGAAGATGAAAATGAAACTTATTATGTTACTACTCCAAACTCTTTTGGTTTAAGACCAGTATCTAATAAGATTAGAATAGAAGACAATACTGTAAATGGAACGCTAGACCCATTTGAATCTCAAGAATCAAGTTCATCAGATACAAACCCTATAGACTTAGCTGATCTATATGTATCAGTATCTCCACAAGATGATTTAGATTTAGACATTGGATTACAATATGGCGATATAAATATGGATAACTATGTAGGTGATCCAAGAGAAAAGCATGCAACAGATTATTCTCAGCTAAGAAAATTAAGAGCAGATTACTTTAAGAAATTTACATCTGTTCAAAAAATACAAGCTTATATAAAAACGCTATCTTATATAAACAATGCATTATTCCAACAAATAGACGCTATGCTTCCAGCAAGAGGAACTAACGTTGTTGGTTTAATGGTAAAGCCTACTTTATTAGAAAGATCAAAAGTTTCACTTGAACCTTCTTTTTCTTTTCAAGAAAATCATTACTTAGGTAAAACCGCAAGGTCTGATCAAAATCTAGAACACTATACTCAAAGTATAGATGTAATGCCAGATAGGTATATGGAAGAAAGTGATGATTATGATGCAATGTATTATGAATTTGAAGACGGGTCTGGTGCTGCACAATGGTTTTCTACTTTAACTGATACTGTAAAAACTGAAGCTGGTTATGAGCCAAACCATTATACATTTAACATAGCAACAATAAATCAAGATGGTACTGGTAGAGATAAAAACTTAGATGGATCACAATTAACAATGTCAGTTGCAGGAGTAATGCCACAAGCATATGATCAACCAACTGATAATAAGTATTATCAGATTAGATATTATTATAGCTCTTCTCTTAGCTCTTCATTAAAAAAATGGTATTCATCTTCTTATGAACCTACGCAAATAGTTCAACAAGACGTATTTTTAGGTTTTAATAATTCGTTTGTAGCAGGTTGTAAGATGACATCACCAGACTTTAATGCAGCAAGCGATGATACAATAGATGGTGGTCCAGTAGTAGAATACATAGAAGGAAACCCGAATACATTAATTAGTAAAGATCCAGGCTTATCTGGTGACCTATTAGTTAGATAAAATTAAAGAACATAGATATTTATTAGTATAAAAAGAATAGAGGAAATACAATGGGATACTTAGACAATACAAGTTTAACAGTTGATGCAATCCTTACTAAGAAAGGAAGACAGCTGTTATCAGAGGGCGCATTAGAAATTACAAAATTTGCCTTAGCTGATGATGAAATAGATTATAGATTATGGGATTCTGCTCATTCATTGGGTACGAATTACTATGGACAAGCAATAGAAAATATGCCGTTATTAGAAGCATTTGCAAATGAAAATCAAATGATGAGGTATAAGTTAATTAGTTTACCAAAAAATACTACTAAACTACCATTAGTACAAGCTGGTCAAACGTCTATATCTCATGTAAGACCTGGTGTACAAACAACAATTATTCCAACAACAGCTAATATAGCAAATGGAAACAGAACATCTGGATATACATGTATATTATCAAATTCTGCAATTGCAACACTTACAGTTGCTCCAGGTGGAAACGTAGAACAAGAATCTACATTCTCTGCAATTGGTGATGATGCTGCAACATCTGTATCTGTAGTTGGAACTAGATTTTTAATTACATCTAAAGTAGTTACTGTAGATACTTCAACTACTATTACAATTGTAGGAAATGAAACAGGAGGTTCTTTAACAATACCTTACACTGTTAAGAAAGATCCTGAGTTGGATATAGTAACTAGCGTATAAGAGGAATAGAAAATGGCACAAAGAAGATCAAGACTAAATAAAAGAGCTTTACTAGAAGCAAGAAGTCGTAGAAGATTTAGAGGTATTACTACAAAAACCTATAATAGATTCGATGATGAAGATATTATAGAATCAGATGTAGCTAAATCGATTACTTCGGCTTTATGGTCTGACAACGTTAGTACACTTACTACGTTTCATACGTCGTCGACTCAGTCACCACATCCATCAACATCTCAATCGTATCAAGCAGAGATATACTCAGTAGATCCTGCAACAAATACATCATCATCTGTACAATTTAATATTGCTTGGGGACACTATGCTGGCTCTGGGTCTATTACTTCTTCAGGAGCTTCTGATCAAGGTAATACTCCTTCAAAAGCGGTTTATACTTCTTTTGCAAATCAATTACTTGCAGCAGGAGATGACAAATTTACAATAGATTCTACTGATAACGATTACATGTATTTTATTACAGTAGCTAGAAATCGTTTCAAAGAAAAGATGAATCCTAATGGATGGGAATTAAGATTAGACGTTGGTTCTGCAACTTGCCATTTAATAGATGATAGTAGATATAATGCTAATTCTTCTACAAACGGAAACAGAGTATATAATATAATTTCTGGTACACTAGCTTCAGGACAATCTGCAACTACAACTAATATGGGATTATTTTATCCTGATCTTGGTATCTTAGCTATATCGCATCAAAATATTAATGCTGTATCTGGGTTTGATATTGCTTCTACAATTACACAAAGTAATTACTCGGTAGCACCAGTAGAACCTTTTGTTGACCCAGTAAAAGCTATGTTTACAGCAATTTCTGGATCAGATGGTGCTTATTTCCAAGGAAGAGCAGAAGAAGATATTTCTTCAACGCATTATTTTGTAAGAGTTAAAAATTCAGAATATAACTTTTCAAACAATCCTACGTTCGCAACTACTGTTGGAACATTGCAAAATGCAAGTATGGTAGGTGATCCATCTGTTTACATTACAACAGTTGGTTTATATAACGACGAAAATGAATTAGTTGCAACTGCAAAACTTAGCAAACCATTAAAGAAAACTTTTGCAAGAGAAGCAACAATTAGGGTTAAACTTGATTATTAATAAGTACAAGCTATGATATGTCAGAGATTTTCAAAACATTCAAAGGTGGTGAAAAAAAGATTACACCAACCGTTACTCACAAAGACTGGGAAGTAACAAGTGAAAACTCAGCAAGTTTAGGTGTAGAATATTTATTTGGTTTTGCATATGATCATAAAGCAGCAAAAACTGGTAGTTATCAATTTAATATCTCAGACTCTCATTTTGGTGGATCAGTTAGTTTACCAATAACTAATAATGGTAGTGGTAGAGTATACTATCACCATTTGATGCATAAAAGCATAGATCATTTGTATTACGGGTTAAACGATAACCCTTATAATTCTTTTTGTAATGATGCACCTCATAAAATGGTAAAGGAGCTGGATGGTATTGTTAACGTTATATCTATACCTTCTTCTATATATGGTGAAAAAATAAAACCTGGAAGTTTAACTTTAAGTAAATCTGATGGTGGGTCGAATAACTGGGAACTTACAGACGATGGCCATGGTAATTTAAGAGATCTAAATGATCACTCCAGTTCTGTAGCTGCCACAACTTTATCTTCTTCTTTATTATACGCACCATTTACTGATTACTGGAGACACACTGGAGAATGGGCTACCTTCACTGGTAATGATGGAACTTTTGTAGCAACTAGTTCTACGTTTATAGAAGCAGCTGGAGATTATGAAGCTTGTGCATATAACGTTAACTACGTTGGAATGGCAGCAACAATTGGAAAAGACAGTAGGGGAGAAATTATTTTCCACGGCTCTCATAGTTTGCAAGAAAGTAATTCTATAGACAACCCTTCTGATAATTCTTTTATTCAAATAAAAGGAACAAAAGATTTAGATTTAGAATCTGACTTTGCAATTTCTTTATGGGTCAAGTGTCCGGAATCTCAATCGGTTTCAGAAAGTTATTCTGGTCCTTGGGATTATGAAAATGGGACTAATTCTAGAATTACAAGAACACTAAGAACTGGTAGACAAAGAAACACTATATTAACAACTAGAGAATGGTGGGGAAATAATTGTCCTATATCTTTAGAAATAATAAATAGCCTATCTGCAGACAAGGGAAAATTCAGAGTTACTTATAAATCTAAAACTGAAGGATGGATTAATGATCTAACTTCAACTAATACATTTAATGATGGAGAATGGCATCACGTATTAATAACTGTTGGAGGAGGCACTTGTTATCTAATTGTAGATGGAACTACAGAAGACAGTGGAGATTATATACCTTCTCACCTTAATACAAGATGGCCAGTAGATATGCATCTAGGAGCAAGACCGTATAATTATAAACAACGCTATAGAAATACTGAACATCAAAAGTGGTTCAATCAAAAAGATCAAAAAAATTATATAGACCCCTTTTCTGGTTCAATAGCTTGCTTGAGATTATATGATGAATTTATAAACCCAAGTAATACACATTTAATAAATTGTGTTAGTTCTAGTTTTACCCAAGACAATTACGTTGGAAATATCTTTTATGAGCATGGCATTGTAACTGGTAATATACCCCAAGGTTCAGATGGTCAACTTTATACTTCAAACTGGGGAGCAAATTCTACAACTTTACGATTCAAGGGTACACATAAAATAAAAGAACATCTTTATATTTGCAATATATTAGATGGTGAATTCAATGCAACGTATAATCCAACTGCAAGGGAAAAGTTTGACGAAAGAAACGACAACTTACAAGCCTATACTACTCATTCAGAATTTAACCCTTATATCACAACCATAGGTTTGTATAATGATAGTCACGAATTAGTAGCAGTTGGAAAATTAGCTCAACCTATAAAAAATCAAGATGATTATGATAACACTTTTCAAATAAGATTTGATACAACAATATAAAATGAGTCATTGGTTATATAAAAATAAAATTCTAGAAGAAGCGCCTGAAGGTGCATTTGGTTTTGTTTATTTAATTACAAACGATAAAACTGGTAAAATGTATATTGGTAGAAAATACTTTGGCAAAACAAGAAGAGTTAAAAAGAAAGGAAGTAAAAGAAGAAAAGTTATAAGAAAAGATTCAGATTGGAGAACTTATATAGGCAGTTCAAAAACTTTACAAGAAAGCATTCAAAAAAACAAAAAACAATTTAATTTCAAAATATTAGCTTTTGGTAAAACTAAAGGTCAAGTTAATTATATAGAAGAAAATTTACATCATAGATTTCATGTAGCAAACTCAAGCAAGTTCTACAATGATTGCATAGGACCAAGAAGATTTGCAAGAGTAAATTTAGATAAAGAAATTATAAATGTTATAAATAAAATTACGTTATAATTTGGATAAGTCCAAAAAATTTATTATATTGTAGTAAATGAAAAAATCAAGATTAAAGAGGTTACTAGCAGCTCTACTAGGTAGAGGCTCTGAAAAGAATAAGGGTGATGTTTGGCACAAATGTCCTTTTTGTAAACACCCAAAAAATAAACTTAGCGTAAACTTAATAAGTGAAAAATGGCACTGCTGGCATTGTAATGCTAAGGGTAGAAAATTGTTTGTATTGCTTAAAAAGTTAAATGCCAATTCAAAACAAATAGAAGAGTTAAATGATATACTGGGTGAAAGATCTTTTGCAATTGTAAATAAAAAAAGAGACGATTATGTTTCTTTGCCATTAGAATTTATTCCCCTATTAAATGGCAATATAAATTCTCCCCATTATAAAAATGCAATACATTATTTGAAGGGTAGAGGATTAAATAAAATAGATATACTTCGGCATAACATAGGCTACGCAGAAAACGGAGAATATAATGGTATGATAATAATACCAAGTTATGATGCCGATGGAGTAGTTAATTATTTTGTAAGTAGAGCTTTTTACGAAACAGATTATAAACACAAGAACCCTAATGTTTCTAAAGACGTAGTAGGTTTTGATATGCTAATAGATTGGAAAAAAGATATAAATTTAGTCGAAGGGGCTTTTGATGCAATAGCAACTGGTGATAATACAATACCTCTATTTGGTAAAATATTACCAGATAATCTAAGTAAAAAGATAATAGAAAATAAGGTTAAAAGAATTAATATAATATTAGATTCTGATGCAAAGAAAGCAGCTATAAAACATTCAGAATATTTTATGGGTAATGGTATAGATGTACATCTAATAGATTTACCAGGAAAAGATCCAAGTGAATTAGGAAAAGACGTAGTTAATAAATTGATCAATGAATCAAAGAAATTAACTTTCGGTAAGATAATGGAGTATAAAATTAATGCAGCATGTTAAAGTAGATTTTGAAAATGTAAATAAAATTTTACACATTGCAGACGTTCATATAAGAAATTACCAACGTCACAAAGAATATAGGTCAATATTCAAAGAGTTATATAAAGCTGCAAAGGCTTTACCAAACAATTCTTTGATTTATATTGCTGGAGATATAGTACATAACAAAACTGATATATCACCAGAGCTAATAGAAATAACCTCAGAATTTCTAAAGAAACTAGCAGACATAAAACCTACTATACTTATCAAAGGTAATCATGACACTAATCTAAACAACGATACGAGACTAGATACGCTGTCTCCTATAGTTAAAAACTTAAATCATAAAAATTTGTTTTACCTAGATAAGACAGAAGTATACAGAATTGCAGATTGCAACTTTTCTGTATTTGAAATTGCAGATGATGTAAGCAATTATATTAAAGCAAAAGATATAGATGGAAAAAACAAAATAGCATTATTTCACGGAGCTATAGATTCATCAGCAACTGACGCTGGCTTTAAGGTAGCAAATGAAGAACATAAAATAGATTTATTTGAAGATTACGATTTAGTTTTGCTTGGTGATATACACAAAAGACAATTTCTAAATAAAGAAAAAACCATTTGCTATGCTGGTAGTTTGATACAACAAAACTTTGGTGAAGCTTATGAAAATCATGGCTATATAGTTTGGGATGTCAAAACTAAAAGTTACGAAGAATTTAATATAAAAAATGAATATGGTTATTACACAATTCATATAAAAGATGGTATTATAAACCAAGACCTAAGCGATATACCTAAATATCCTAGATTAAGGTTTAAGATTGTAAATACAACTCAAGCGCAAATAAAAGAAGTTGTAAAAGAAATAAGGAAAAAATGCAAAGTTCAAGATGTAATAATAATTCGAGAAGATAAAATAAAAGGCTCATCAGAAAATAAGTCCTCTAGAAGAATAACTAAAGATGTTCGTAATGTAGAGTATCAAAACGAAATGATAGAAGAATACTTGAATAAAAACCACGAAATAGAACCAAGTATATTATCTGAAATAAAGTCTATAAATAGAAACTTAAATAACAATTTATCAGATATAGAAATAGGTAGAGGTATAGATTGGAAACCTGTAAAATTTGAATTTTCAAATATGTTTTCATATGGGCCTGGTAACGTTGTAGACTTTGAAAAGTTAAACGGTTTAATTGGAATATTTGCACAAAATCACATAGGTAAATCTGCTTTATTAGATTCTTTATCTTTTTGTTTATTTGATAGATGCAGTAGAGGAAAAAAAGCTGATGACATAATGAATACTCAAAAATCAACTTTTTCTTGTAAGTTGCATTTTAAGATAGAAGAGGTAGACTATTATATCGAAAGAACTGCTAAGAGACGAAGGAATAATACAAAGATTAGAGTTGACGTTGACTTTTGGTATATAGATGAAGGTGGAGAAAGAGTTGATTTGAACGGTGAACAAAGAAGAGACACAGACAAAAATATCAGAGGTATAGTTGGAGAATATGAAGACTTCATTTTAACTGCTTTATCTGTACAAGGTAATAATACAGGTTTTATAGAAAAAACCCAAACGGAAAGAAAAGAATTGCTTTCTCAATTTTTAGATATAACTGTATTTGAAGAATTATATCAATTAGCAAATGAAGATATAAAAGAAGTTCAAATATTATTAAAAGATTTTAATAAGACTGATTATGATTCTGAGTTAATAGAAGCAGAAGACCAACTAAGAGATAGTAAAACTGAATATAAACAATCTAGTAAAACTGTTTCTAGAATAAAATCCAATATAAAAGAAAAAGACGAAGAGCTTAAAGAATTGTACAAATCTTTGAGAAAAGTTAAAAAAGATTTAGATATAGTAGAATTAAAGAAGAGAAAAGAAGAACTTGAAGAGGAAGCGGTATTAGACTTAAGTAAACTTAATAAATACAAAGACTATACAGAAAAAAATAAAGTTGAATATAAAAGCATTAGTTTAGAACTTTCTAAAATAGATATTGAAAAAGCAAAAGCAAACCAAAAAAATTATTTAGCTGATGAAAAGATAATGCAAAAGTTAAATACTAAATTAAAATTGTTAAAGTCTGAAGTTAAAAATGCTAAAGAAAAACTTGATGCAATAGGTACGTTCGACCCTAACTGCGACTTTTGTAAAAATAATTCTTTTGTAAAAAGTGCAGAAAGAATAAAATTGCAAATAGACCGATGCAAAATTGAATACATAGCTCTAACCAAAGATATTTCTCAGTGCAATCAAAAATTAGAATCTTATGGAGAATTTGAAGATTTGATAGATGAGTATGCAAAATTAGAAAAAAAGCTTTCAACTATACAAGTTTATCAATCTGAAATAAAAGTTAAGACGGTAACAAGGAAGTCAAATATCAAACGCTGCAAATCGGAAATAAGAGCTATAGATAAAGATATAAAGAAATATTACGAAAACGAAGAGGTTATCCTTTTTAATGAAAAAGTTAATAAGGAAATTGCAAAGAAAGAATTATCTAAAACAAAATGGGAAGCAGACTTAGAATTAAAAGAAGAAGATCTTGTAGAAAAACATTCTTCAGTTAGTTTATGGAAAACTAAAATCGAAGATATAAATAATACAATTGAAAAAGCTCATCAATTAGAAATAAAACTAAAGTCATACGAATATTATTTAGAAGCAATTCAAAGAGACGGTATACCATACGAAATAATTTCAGAAGTACTTCCGTATATACAAGACGAAGTTAATACAATACTTTCTCAGATGGTTGACTTTACTATAAACTTTGAAGTAGACGGTAAATCAGTTTTAACCTATATTGTTTACGAAGATAAAAGGTGGTCTTTAGAATTAACGTCTGGAATGGAAAAGTTTATATCTTCTTTAGCAATACGGGTTGCACTAATAAACGTTTCAAATTTACCAAGGCCAAACTTTTTAGCAATAGACGAAGGCTTTGGAACATTAGATTCTGAAAACTTAAGTTCAATGGAAAGTATGTTTAGTTATTTGAAATCAGAATTTGATTACATAATAATTATTTCTCATATAGAATCTCTAAAAGACGTAACAGATTCTTTAATAGAGATAAATAGGAAAGGTGAATTCTCCAACGTTATTCACTAGCTCTATATTTATATATGAAACATTAGATAGACTATTGTTGATATATCGGAGAAACCTATGGGACGTAAAAGAAGTTCAAGAAAATATTTGGCTGAGACACCTGTACTTATAGTAGATAATAAGTATGAATCTCAGTATTTTCAAGTTTCCGATTTTCCAACACAACTACATGCTGGTAAAAATATGTTTAGACTTAGTGGTAATTCTGATTTACTATTAAGAGGTAGTATAGTAGAAATAGAAATTATGCCAGAAAATGGCACAGAACCTATATATCACGAAGTAAACAATTACACAGACAATTCCAATAGAAAATTAATATCTATATATGTTTATCCAGAAGATTTAACTGGTCTTGCAACTGTTACTATAAGAGGAACAGCAACTAGAAGACCTGGTGGTAGATTAGTAAAAGGATCTTTTCAAGGAAGACCTAATGTAAAGTGGTCAAGAGAAATATATGTTGACCCATCAAAACCCAATACTACACCTATAGTATTTGGTCATCAACCAAGAATAACAATAACAGAAAATGTAAAACCTTATTTAAGCGAATCTTTTTCACAAGACTCTGGGATAAATACCGTAACAGATTTACAAGAAGCTTCTACATTTACCTATACTCATACACCAGCCCAAACATACAATAACGTTGGAGCAACAAGAGGTGGAGGAGGGCAAGCAGCAAATAGCGGATATTCTTATAGTACACCACCTCAAACTACTATTCAATCTAGTAACTTTCAATTTAGTGCTTCAATGATTGGGGGGACTTTAATGTTTCCAAACCCATCTGCTGGTAATACACCTTCAGTACCATCTGGTATTACTATTCCAACATTCAAACAAAATGGTCAACCTAATACTATTGACTATACTTGTTCTATAGTATCTGTTGTAAATAGCTCTACTTGCATTGTTGATAAGCCATATTCATTTGAATATAGTTATGTTCAACCTGGTACAACTTCAAGAGGTACACCTGCTGTCTCTACTTTACCGCAAACGGTTTATGCAACACACACAGCTACACAACTGGCAGCTACTGCTTACTCTGCAAGTTGGCAAGGTGAACCAACTCTTTATACAGAAAATAATTACAATCTTGTTTCTTATGCAAATATAGTTATGGGTAACTTAGCGCCAATGGCTGGGGATGTATACAGAGTTAAAACGAGTATGAAATCTCATGGTATGCAAACCTGGGACTTACTATCAGACGAGATAGTTGAACAAAGAGAATTGCTTGCAAACCCATCTAACATTTTTAGATTAGAAAGAACTGGTAGATTTATAAATCAAAATACAATAAATGATTATTGGGAAGCAACATCTACTAAAGCTGGAGGAGCAACAGAATTAAAAGCAGACTCTGAAGTTTTAATGGAAGGTATGATTATATCTGGGTCTAAGGATTTAGCTAATGAATCTAATCGTAATAATCAATATGTTAGAGTAAGATGTACAAGACCAATTGAAGTTTTTAGAAATTGCGAATATCAATTATCTTTTAAGGCAAGAGCATTTGCAGAAGTAGACGATGGTTCAGACGTAGGAAGAGAATATATGAAAGTATTTATGTCTGGTTCAGGAGTTGATTATGACCCCGTAGGTTCACCAGACTTGGGTAGAAGAATGGACAGTAACGAATTAAGAGCCCCTTATGTAGCACCAGTTTCACCAATAGGTAGACCCTATATGGCTGGACCTAATATACCTATGGCACAAGTTGCAAATATACCAAGATCAAGTACTGTTGCAACCGCAACTTCAACAACTACAGGTAACATACCAGATTTTACAGATAACTCTGCACCAGCTTATGATAGTGACAATGTAGTTTATACTTTTGTAGCAGACCATGATGGTTTTGTAGTTCCTGTATTTGCAGTTCACTTTGGCAAATGGTTAATAAGCGAAGTTTCAGTTAAAGCTATTTCTGAAGATGGCTTTACACCGAATCATACTATAATAGAAGCAAGAGTACCAGAATATCAAGAGGACGATGTATTAGATTTCAAATTTGAATTTTTCGATTATAACGGAGTAAGAGCAGATTTAATATTAGTATCTGAAAGTATAGATTTTGCAGGTGGAAATACTTATATAAATGGTGAAGGGTTTTTAGGTGAAGGTATAATATTCGATGGACAGATAGGAGCATAAAAAATGGCAAATTTAAGAACATTAAATTATCAAGGATTCAAAGCTGCAAGTTCTTCTTTAGGAACTTCTGGTTGGATGTTCTGGTCTGGTTCCAAAACTTTAACAGGTTCAGGAGGTGCACCAGACACGGATTACGATGGTATAGGTTTAGAAGCAGTATTACATTCAGAAAGTTATTTTAGATACTCTGCATCATCTGCTGGTTCCGGTTTAGATATTAGAACAGATACATTTTTCTTAGGAAGCAACGATGCTTTCTTATCTGGTTCTGGAGATGGAAATATTGCTATATCATCTTCTAATTTCGAATTGTCAAATACTGGAGCAGTAACAATGCAAGGGTCGATTACAGCAACAGCTGGTGGTACACTTGGTGGATGGGTAATAGGAACAGACATTCTTTCAGCTTCTGCAGGAACATTTGAATTAGATTCTAATGGGCCTTTTCATATTTCATCTTCTGGTTTTCAAGTAGATACTGCTGGAGCAATAACCGCAAGTGCTGGAAAAATTGGTGGATGGATAATTAATGATAATACTTTAAGTGCACCTAATGATAATATATCTTCAGAAGCTGGTATATTTTTAGAAGCAGATGCCCATCCAAGAATTAGAATAAATCGTACTAGCTCGCCATCTGATAACTATATAAATCTATTTTTTAGTGCTGATTCAAATTGGGGAATAGAAGGTAAGGAAGATGGTAATAGAGTATTTGGATTAGGTAACCCTAACAACTCTGGAAATACAATTGCAGGCTGGGCATTTGATAATGCAAAATTAACGTCTGGTCCATTAATGATAAATTCTGCTAATGCTTATATATCTTCATCTGCTGGAGATGGTTGGTTAATATCCTCATCAGCAGACCCAGCTGACGAAGCAGGCTTTATTTCAAGTTCATTATTTAAGGTAAGATCTTCTGGGCAGATGACAGCTTCTGCTGCAAACATTGAAGGAAAGATAACTGCTAATGAAGGAGAGATAGCTGGATGGGCAATAGAAACTGGTAAATTGCATTCTGGACCATTAGAATTAAATTCTACAAATGGTTATATATCTTCATCTGCTGGTAGCAAATGGATGATATCTTCATCAGCAGAAACCTCTGATCCTACTGGCTTTATAAGCTCATCTCAATTCAAAGTTAGTGCAGATGGAAGGATGACAGCCTCAGCTGGTAAAATAGCAGGTTGGCAAATGAGTGGTACCGAATTAAGGAGTTTAGGTTATTCAGCAGCTAGTAAAGGTATTAAACTAGATGGTAATTCATCTGCACCAACAATTGATATAAGAGAAGATGGAAATAACCTTGTTCAAATGTGGTATGCAAATCAATATAGTTACGGTATTGCAGCATCACAAGCAGGTAATACTACATTCACTTTGGGATCGGCAAATCAAATTGCAGGTTGGGAATTTGACAATGAAAAACTGCAAGGTGGAGTAATGATAATTAAAAAAGATGGAACCATAGAATCAGATGGTTTTGCATCTAACGTTCCAGGAACGGGTTTTAGATTAACAGCTGCATCTGGAGGTTTTCTTGAAGTAGAGAATGCAAGAATTAGAGGAACACTTTCAACAGCTGTATTTGAAAAAGAAGCAGTTACTGCAGTAGGAGGTCAATTATATGTTGCAAATTCTACAACATTAACTGGGTCTGTATTCCCAACAACATTACAACCTTCTGGGTATACTTCTTCAGAGTATCCTCCTAATGAAACAACAATGTCAGTAGTTAATGTTACTGGTTTTGCAAATGGTGAAATACTATCAGCAAAGAAAATGAATAGTACAGGTTTTGCAACTGAATATATGAAAGTAATTTCATCTTCTAGATACGGAGATGCAGAAAACGATTTAACTGGTGCTATCTATGTAGAAAGAGGTTTAGGTACTTCATTTACAGGAACATCTGGTTCACTTGGAGATAGTGGTTCATCTGCTCAAAGTTATTCTGGTTCACAAGTAATAGTTTCTACTGGTAAACTTGGAACTGGGTATATTAGATTAAACGCAAACCCTAATGATCCATATACACCATATATAGATATAGTAGAAAGAACTGGTTCTGATGTTTATGATGTAGATCTAAAAGCAAGGCTTGGAGATTTATCTGGTGTTACCGATTCTAAATTTAGCGATGGCGTAAGTGGCTATGGTTTATATACACAGAACGGATATTTTTCTGGTAAAATAGAGGTAGCAAGTTTACCGGCTTTACCTACTACCACTCCAACTTATCATTACGATTTTAACGTAGGAGCAGGAACAATAGTATATAACACAGTAGGACAAGACTTAAATGATATTAGTGGTTCTATTGTAAACGCAAATGAATGTTGGGTATCTGGAAGTGGAAATTTTATAACTGGTGGTACATCTATAAATTTTGAAGCTGGTAAAGGTACTCGTATAGAAATAGAAGATAGAGAATGGTATTATCCTGGTGGTTCAACGACTCCGATACACTCTGCAAGTATATCTGTTTGGGTAAAACCTGAAGATGTTTCTCATGAGCAACCTCAAATAGTATGGGAATCTGGAGGAGGATCAAATGGAGACGCTTTATATATTTCAGGTAGCCATATCTGGTGGACAGCTTGGGAGGGCTCTTCAAATAGCTATGACACATTAAAAGTTTCTGCATCTATAGAATCTAACGTTTGGACTCACGTTGCAGCATCAAGATATCATGGTACTGCAAGTATTTATATAAACGGAGTACATCAAGCAACTGAAACAGGCCACCCAGATATAGACAGTGGTGGTATAGTTTATTCTGGTTATACTGGTATTGGAGCAACTCATAATGATAGTGCAATAATAACTTCTAGCTTTAGACAAACTTCAGGGGTTGCTTCTGGCGATGGACTACATTGTTATACTGGATCTATTGATGAGCTTAGAGTTTTTGGTCATTATAAACTAACAGATAATGAAATTTCTGCTTTATACCAATCTCCAGCCGGAACTGTAGGGGGAACAACAGTTATAGAAGGTGGCAGAATTAAAACTGGAAAGGTTCAATCAACAAATTATGGAGCATCAGCTGGCTCTGAATTAGACTTAGATAATGGAACAATTAAACTGGGAGGCTCATCTGCACCAGACTTTGCAGTAGATGAAACTGGAGCATTAACAGCTTCTGCTGGTACAATAGCTGGTTGGACAATAGCCTCAGATAAATTATCTAAAAACAATGCAGAGATAGATTCAGCTGGTTCATTAACTTTGGGTACAACTAATGATATTGTAAAACTAGATTCACAAGATGGAACTTATAGACTATGGGCAGGTAACGCAACTGCCGGGTCAGCACCATTCAGTGTAACAAAAGCAGGAGTATTAGCAGCAACTGGTGCTAATATATCTGGAGATATAACAGTAACTGGTGGACAATTAACAGCTTCTATAATGGACTTCCCTTCTGAAGAAAATTTAATTGGGTATTACCCTTTGCATAATTCTGTAACAACAAACAATGGTAATGACAGAGTATTAGATTATTCGGGTAACGATTACCACGGAGAAGATGACGCAGGAGGTATATCAGGAGGAACAACGTTTGTAACTGGAACATCGGCAGGACCATTACCAGGAGCAGCTGAATTTGATGGGACAGATTCTAGAATAGATATAAATGCATTAAAAGCTGGTTTAACTAATAACATGGATATATCTTTATCATTTTGGATATACAATGATGTTGCAGTTGCAAATGTTATACCATTTGGTTTTCATGATGGTTCTGCCAATGACCTTATTTGGACAATGGATGATGGAGGTACTAACAATTTAACTGAATTACATACTAATGGTACAAGTCTTGGAACTGTTTCCTCAACATTAGAATTTACAGATAATTGGAGACACGTAGTACTTACTATCCCAAACGGAGGTGCAGCAAAAATCTATGTAGATGGTCAACTAATGGGATCATATTCAACCGCCAATGCTGATCTTTCAGCAATAGCTGATGTAGATGAAATTTTATTAGGTGGAGAATTAGATTCTGCAGCAGGAGATCCAACAAACGATTTAACAGGAAAGATGTCAGAGTTCCGTGTATATAATACAGAACTAACAGCAGATAATGCAAGAGCGTTATTTAATTTACCGGCCGGACCTAACTCTGCTGGGACAACTATATCTGGTGATAAAATAACAACTGGAAAGATACACTCTAACAATTGGGCAGCATCAGCTGGTTCTCAATTAGATTTAGACAATGGAATAATTAGACTTGGTGGTTCTTCATCTCCATCATTCCAAGTAGACCAAGCAGGAGCACTAACAGCTTCTGCCGGTAAAGTTGCAGGCTGGACAATTGGGGCTTCATCGATAACATCAACAACTTCAGTTGATGGTGGTTCAACGATATTAAAATCAAATGGGCAAATAACAGCTTCATCTATGCTATTATCTGGATCAGCAACAGCTACAAACTTTGCAACTAAAGTAGTAACTGTAGATGCTGGAAATTTATCTTCTTATAGAAGAGCAAATGGTGGAGGCTACAATTTAGTATTTGATGGATCTCAAGGTGGAGAAAGAATTATGCATATGATTTTAGACACAGATCCAGGATTAATTAAAGGGTTTGATTTAGTTAATATGTCTGGATCAGTTGAATCCCAGATTGTAATAGATGTAACTACAACAGTAACAGGATTTGACGATGGTATTAATACATCGATGGCGGCAATGAACGCAGCTAGATAATAGGAGAAAACAATGGCAACAGTAACAATGACAAATGGGCATAGGTATAAATTTGCAGCTTCGGCTGGAACACCCGTGTTAATAGAATCTTCCGATAATGTAGGAGATGTAAATTATTTTCACAACGCCGTTCACATGGAAGACATAGAATATTCTGCAGGATCTACAGGATTTCTTACAATTAAAGGTAATAATGGTAATACAGGTTATGGACCTCAAATACTGTGCTGGAATGTTGGATCCGGTGATGCAGGAATTTGTTTTAGAACAGATAGTGTATATTGGCATGTAGGACAAGATAATAACCAATCCAATAGATTTTCAATTGGAAATAGCTATGCTATAGGATCAAGTGTTGCATTAACAATAGATACAAGTGAAGATGTAACTATTCACCAAGACCTATCTGTTGATGGAATGACCTATTTAGATGGTATTGATTGTGACGGTAACGTAAACATTAATGGAGATATGACTTTTGAACAAGATCATGACATTGAAATAAATAGTCATGATTCAGGACAAATTAGAATACTAAATGTTGCAAGTAGTACTAATAGAGATGCAATGAAAATTGGTATAGATGGAGAATATAGAGGTTATTTCAAATTTTATGATGATGACGATGAAACAGATCAAAGGTGTTATATTGGATATGATGCTAGTACTAATGAGTTTGTTATTCAACAGTATAAATCTGATACAAACACTTGGCCTGCATATAAATTTCCACAAAGTGGAACAGCTGTTTTTGCTGGTACAACTGTAACATCTGATCAAAGATTAAAGGATAATATTCAAACTATCACTGGGTCTTTAGATATAATTAAAAAACTAAGGGGAGTCTCTTATAACTGGAACGCTTCTTCATCTTTTGATGCTGGTAAAAGGGACTTTGGCTTGATTGCTCAAGAGGTAGAATTAGTATTACCGGAAATTGTAGATACATCTCCTGATACTGAAGCCAATGCAGATGTAACTTCTGAAGGCGAAAAAATAAAACCTTTAGTAGATAATATGAAATCTATGCAATACGGCCATTTAGCTGGTCATTTTGTAGAAGCAATTAAAGAACAACAAGTAATCATTGAAGATTTGAAAGCTAGAATAATAGCATTAGAGGCTAAATAATGAAAGAGAATAAATCTAAAGGGTTAGGTGATACTATAGCAAAAATAACAAAAGCTACAGGTATTCAAAAAATAGTTAAAAAAACTATTGGCAATGATTGTGGCTGCGACGAAAGACAGGAACTATTGAATAAGAAATTCCCTTATAAGAAAGGTTAGATGATATTTATATATGGCACAAAAAGTAAAATGGGAAGAAGCTAATTTTAAGTGGAATGATAACCCTCATCTATGGGATCTAGTACAGATAATAGAAGAGGTTACTACCACTGGAGGAGCAATAGCTCCAGAATTAGTTAAAAAGTTAGATAAGAAGAAAAAAAAGAAACTAGTCCGTTTAATAATGCACAAAAACGGTACAAAAATCTATGACGAAGAAAAAGAAGTTAAAAGCTTACATCTTAAAGTAAAAGACATAGAAATAATAGCCGAGGAGATAAAAAGACATGTACAAATTATACACTGATAAAATAGAAAACTTTGAAGCAAAAATTGAGTTACAAGGAGCTTCATTAAAAAAGTCTAAAGCTAGGTTGGTAATTGAAGCAGAAGATTTTAATATAATGTTTAATGGTAAAATTTCTGAGTCTGGTAATGTTAGTGTACCCGTTAAAAGATTAAAAGGTTTAATAGATGAAAATAGCAAAGGTTCTATTAAATTAGAAGTAATTGCTGAAGATACATTTTTTACACCTTGGGAATCTACTTTCAAAGTAGAAGCAAGTAAAAAAGTTACAGTAGAAGTTAAATCTCAATCTTCTCCTTCTTTAGTCGAAAATAAATCAAAAGTAGAAATATTATCACAACCAACGTTAACAGAAAAAGAACATGTAATTAATTTGTTAAAAATGCTAATAAAAGAAAATATAAACATTAAGAATCTTTCTATAAAGAAAACTGAGGTTAATACTATAGTAGCTGAATATATCCAAGCTAATCCTATAAATGATAATCAAAAAACACCAATTATAGAGAAAGTAGTAAAGATATTAGAAAAACGTAAATAGAGGTTATAAATGGCTGGATCAGACGACTTTACAGGCCAAAATATTCAAGACACTTATCAAAGGGTTTTGCAATTATCATCGAGCGGGGCAGTAGCAGATGGTACAGGATCTTTAGTGCCATTGTTGAGAGTAACGTCTTCATATGCTGTTTCATCTTCTGTTGAGATATTAAAAGAATTATCTTCTTCATATGCAGAAACCGCAAGTTTTGCAAATAGCTTTGAAGTTACAGGACCACTTACAGCAAGCAATATAAGCGCAAGTGGTAGAGTAACTGCACCAGATATTACATTATTTGCTACTAATGCTGGAAACCAAGAGATAGCTTGGTTCGGTGGAACAAATCAAGATGTTGAAAAAATCTATTGGGATGGTACCAATATAAATATTACTATACAAGACGAGGATATATGCGCAACTCATGTAGGAGGTGTAAACGTTAAAGGTACTTTAAGCGCAAGTACTGCAGTAAATACCGAAAAGATTATAACTACAAATAGTAATAATAACATAGAAATAAACCCAGCTGGTACAGGTGAAATAGACTTAGTAACTGGTAAAGTAAACATAAAATCTTCTGGGCCATTAACGCTACCTAAATTAAATTTATACAATAGCGCTGGAACGTATTCTCAATCTATAAAATGGACTCCTACTTCAAACAAGATTACTTCCATTCCCGACGAAGCTGGATCATTTGTAATAGAATCTCCTGGTAATGTAATATCAACAACTACAATAAGCGCATCTGGTCTTGTTTCTTCAAGTGGACTAAGATTACCAAACGGAGGAGCAATAACTTGGGGAGGTGTTGGTTACGCTATATCAGTAACAAATGATAATCTGCAATTGGGATCAGGAACTAACGTTGATGTAGAAGGTTATTTATCTGTCGGGGGAGCTATTACTTCATCAGCAGTATCATCTAGCGGTTTAATTGAAGCTAATAATATATTATCTGCTGGCAGAATTTATTGGGGAGGCTTTGGTGGATCTAACAAATTTCTTGGTATATCTGGAAATGGGTTAGCCTTTGAAAATACCTCATACCTTAAAACGCCTTCTATAACTGCTTCTGGTGATATATCTACAAGTGCAGATCTTAAAGGTGGTAATTTGTATTTAGGTCATGGTTCAAGAACTATAGCTAACACTGGTCACAGTGGTATAGGTAATCTGAATGTAAATTCTTCAAGAATTTTATATTTACAACATGCAGAAGGATACAATATAGAAATAGGAGGAGCTGAAGCACAAGACACAATATTAGTTGAAGGTAACAATGCTTCACAAGCAGTTGTAATTACAGCTAATAGAGGTCTTACAGTAAATGGAGCAATTACTTCATCTGGTAATATAAGTTCAAGTGGATTAATTTCTGCAGCTAATTTTCATGTTCCTGGGCAAGGAAGAATATCATTTGATAATACTGATACTGATGACCAATTTATTAAAGGTTTAGATAATTCTATTATTATAGATGGCGATGATACTATAAGACTTAAAGCAGACAATTATGTTGAATTTGCAGATAATAGTAATAATGCCCAAGTAAGCATTGATGGTAATAATGGTCACATAACAGCTTCAGGTGCTATAAGTTCAAGTGGGGCTATTAAAGCTCAGGGGTATTATCTAAACGATGTTTCAATTTTAACTGAAAATACAAATGTAGTTTATATAGGAGATACTACAGCCGGTTCAGATTTTGATAGAGTAGAAATATTACACCCACTAAGAACCTATCACCCGATAACCGCTTCAGCAGTTATTAGTCAAAGTGATATTGGACATGCTGCAAATATATTAGGCGGTGATTTACTTGTTTATGGTAAAATAAAATCTGTTGGTTCAGAACTTACGATTATGTCTGGGTCGATAACAGCTTCTGCAAATATATCAACCTCTGCAGCTATACAAGCTTTAACGGGTTCATTCGGTACTAATACTACAACTATTACAGATAGAATAGAAACTACTGGTTATATTAGTACAACTACTGGTCTTCAAGCTCCAGGTTTTACAGCTTCACATAAACTATTACAATTAGGCTCAGCAGATGATGAAAGTCAAGAATTAATAGTTTATGGAAAGATCCAACAAAAAGGTTCAGACTTAACTATAATGTCGGGAAGCCTAACGGCATCTGCCGATATAAGTACAAGTGCTGGAATAGTTGCTTTATCGGGATCATTTGGAACAGGAACAACAACTATAACAGATAGAATAGAAACTACAGGCTTTATTAGTACAACAACTGGACTTCAAGCTCCGGGACTTACTGCATCTCATAAATTATTACAACTGGGATCAACGGTAGATACAAAACAAGAATTAGTAGTTTATGGAAAGATAGAACAAAAAGGATCAGGCCTAACTATTATGTCTGGTTCTATAACGGCTTCATCAGATATTTCAATGTCTGGAGACAGTAGTATTATAACTAGGACAGGATCTTTCAATCATATTATTACAGACGGAAATACTATTGAATTTAGAAATGCAGGGACTGGAGCAAAAGAAGGTTCGTTAAAATTCGATTCAACAAATGGTTTACAAGTAAAAGATGAAAATGATGTAGAAGGTAAATTAAAAAGTAAATTTATAACTGCAACTGAAACTTTAATTTCTACGGGTAATGCAGAGTTTACAGGGCCACTAACTGCATCTGGTGATATTAGTGCAAGTGGTACAATTAGAACTAGTGGAAACATCTTATCTAGTGGAGCAATAACAGCCAATTCAATAGCAGCACCAGGGTTCACAGCATCCCATAGATTATTGCAATTAGGCTCAGAAGTTGATACAAAACAGGAATTAATAGTTTACGGAAAGATACAACAAAAAGGTTCTGGTTTAACGATTATGTCTGGGTCGATAACCGCTTCTGCTGACATTTCAATGTCTGGACCTGGTAGACAGATTATTACAGAAACAGGATCTTTCAATCATATTATTACAGACGGAAACACTATTGAATTTAGAAACCCGTCTGATAAGTCAAAACTTGGATCCTTAAAATTCGATTCAACAAATGGTTTACAAATTAAAGCAGCAGATGATACAGATGGAAAAACTAAAACTGGGCATATATCAGTTCTAAGTGAATTCTATTCAATAGGAAATTACACTAGAATATCTTCTACAGAATTTGATATGCAATCTCCTATGACTGCATCGGGAATAATTAGTGCAAGTGCAAATGCCATTTTTAATACAATGGATGTTAATGGAGCTTTATCTAGTACTAATGCTATAACTACAACAAAAACGATTTCAGCTGAAACTGGCTTAAGAGCACCAGGGTTTACAGCTTCGGCTAAATTATTGCAATTAGGAGCAACAGATAACACAAAACAAGAATTAATAGTTTATGGTAAGATCCAGCAAAAAGGTTCAGACCTAACTATTATGTCTGGATCTATTACAGCTTCTGGAGATATAAGTTCAAGTGCAACAATTGCAGGACTGACAGGTTCATTCGGAACTGGGACAACGACAATCACAGACAAGATACATACAACTGGTACCGTATCTGGTAGTACCATTCTAGCACCTGGAGCAAACATTGGTACTTCTGGAGTTGAAGTAAAAGGTAACATTTCTTCTCAAGGTTTAATAGACGCAGGTAATGGATTAAGAGCTCCAGGCTTTACGGCATCGCATAAACTATTACAATTAGGATCAGCAACTGATACAAAACAAGAATTAATTGTACATGGTAAATTACAAGTAAAAGGTTCAGACTTTACAATTATGTCTGGGTCAATAACAGCTTCAGGTGATATCTCTGCATCGGGTAATGTAATGGCTGGTGGAGGAGGAACAGGATCTTTTGATCATATAATAACTTCACAAAATACTATTGAATTTAGAAACCCTGGGACTAAATCGCCAGTTGGTTTTGTAAGCTTTGATGCAACAAATGGTATGCAACCAATGGATGCTTCAAGAGCAAATCTTCCAAGATTAGCAGATAAATTTGCAACAGCAAGAACAATAGATGGTGTATCATTTGATGGCTCTAAAAATATAACTACTAATCAGTATATGGGCCAAACAAATCTTCAAAAAGTTACGATGAATGAATTCAATTATCAAAAGAACGATTTTGTAAGATTGGTGCTTGGTACTAAATTCACATATCTACAAAATATTAATGAAAAAGAAGCAGTTACTATTTATGCTACTGTTCAAATACCAGTTGGAAGAACTCTTAATTCTGTAATACCTTATGGATCAACTGCTCCATTAAATCAACTTGCTAAAAATTATGTATCGTTAAGAGGGGTTAATATGGATGGAACTTGGAACTCAGAGCCAATAGAGTTTGCTAATAAAGGAAAAGCAATTGTTCCTGAGCTTACTTTACTAGGAGCAGAATACCTAGTAGATACATCAACAGTAAAGAAACCAAAGCATGAATCCACTAGAACTAATTATTTGATGATAGGAGTAATATTACAACCAGGAGCTAACTTTAGAGGATTGCTACTAAATTACTCTTAATAGACTGATATTTATACTATATGATAAAACTAAAAGAAATATTAACAGAGGGCGTTTATGATCCAGGAATATTCAAAGCAGTATTTACTGCAGGTGGTCCTGGTAGCGGAAAATCATATACTGCTTCAACATTATTTGGTATGCCTGAAAAAATGCCATATGTTTCGGCAAAAGGGTTAAAGGGTGTAAATTCAGATTCAGCATTTGAAACTTATTTAGATAAAGCCGGTTTATCTCAAGATATAAAATCCCTGAATGCGGACGACTATGCAAAAGCAATGGAATTAAGAAATCAAGCAAAGCGTGTAACTGCAAAAAGGATGCACAGCTATATAAATGGAAAGCTTGGTATGTTAATAGATGGAACAGGAAAAAATTATGATAAAATTGCAAATATGAAATATCAACTGCAATTACATGGTTACGATTGTTACATGATATTTGTAAATACTACTTTAGAAGTAGCAATAGAAAGAAATGAAAAAAGACCAAGAAAAGTACCTTTAGACATTCTGAAAAAATCTTGGAAAGATGTACAAAATAATCTTGGTAGATTTCAAGGGTTATTTGGTAGATCCAATATGTTAATAGTAGACAATTCAGAATATAAAGAATTTCCATCAGTTGTTAAAAAAGCAGCAGCAAGTTTTGTCAATAAACCTATAAAAAATCAAGTTGCTAAGAAATGGATTAAAAAAGAATTAGAATTGAAAAAATCATGAAACTATCAGAATGGTTAGCAGATAATATACTAGAAGATGAAATAGTAGATTTTGTTTCAACTGGTAAAGTTAAATCTTTACTAGAAGCAAATGGCGTAGGTAGTTCTGAAGTTGACGATGGCCCAACTACATTTTACAAGTCTTATAAAGACTATGAAAAATATACAAAAGCTCAAGCTGAAAAGATGGGAATGAAAGTTATAAACTTTGTAATTGGTGAAAACCCTTTAGACAATAGTTATACAAATTCTAATATGCCAACATACTTTCCAGCTGGTATACCAGGAGAATCTACTCCAGCAGGAGGTAAAGATTACAAATTTACAAAAGCTTATTCTTTATGGAGAAAAAGGATAAAAGATATAGCATTACTAGTTGGGTTTGAATTTTTAGACCATTTAGAGAAAAAAGAAATACCTTCGAAAACTCCAAGTAACGATAAGATAGATGAACCAACGTCGCCTTCAAAGAATCCTCTAACCGAGGCTGTAAAGAACGAGTATGCATTCAAAGCTATCTTTTTAGCAGGAGGACCAGGTTCAGGTAAATCAACAGTAATAAATAAATTGTTTGGAATACCACCAAAGAATAAAGTGCAATCTGGGCTAACTACAGCTGGATTAAAAATAGTTAATTCAGATTCAGCTTATGAATATCTAAAAGCAAAACATAAAATACCCCCTTCTGAAAACGATATGACAGATGCTCAAAGATCAATGGGTGGAAAGCTAATGGCTAAATCTGTAAAAATTGCAAAGAAGCAATTAGAAAATTATTTAGATGGAAAGCTTGGTATTATAATAGATGGAACTGGAGCATCATCAAATGCTCTTGGAAAAAAGAAAGCAAGAATAGAAGATTTAGGATACGATTGTTATATGATATTTGTATCCACTTCTTTAGAAACTGCTTTAGAAAGAAATAGAAATAGAAAAGAAAGAACCTTGCTAGATAAAGTAGTTGAAAGATCTTGGCAAGCGGTTATGGATAATTTGAAAACTTATAAGTCTATGTTTAGTTCAAACTTCGTAGAAGTATCAACAGAAGGCAAAGAAACAGACAAACTACCTTCAGGAGTTAAATCTGGTATAAATAAGTTTTTAAGAAAACCTCCAAAAAATAAAGTAGCTAAAAAATGGCTTAAACATGCAAGGGAGTTGTTATAATGAGAAAAGCAATAGACGATGCAAAAGTTCAGAGAATGAGAAATTTAGTATCTGGAGATTATACATCTAAAACTAAAATAAGAAGTGGGTATACGAAAAAAAGAATCGTAAGAAAAGAGGGGGATGTTTGGGAAGAGAATAAAAAAACTTGGACTATAAAAAATGGAATTAAACAAACCGTAAATAAACTTGATAAGATAAGAGTAGAAAGTACAGTTCCTTTGTGTTGTCCTAAATGCAATAAGAGAATGAAGCACGAAGCTGATAAATTTGCATATAGTCACTTTAAGTTTTGCATGAATTGCTTATCTGAATTTGAAACTTCTATAAAAATAAAAGGAAGAGATAATTGGTTTAAGTATAAGAAAGAAGTACAAGATGCTAATTTTCAATCTTGGTTAAAAGAGGTTTCTGGTGAGTATGAAGATTTTCTAAAGCATAGAACTTCTAAGTCTATGATTAGTGAAGCTGGAGATATAGAAGATTGGGGAACTGGTCAAAGTGAAAAACAATTAAGAGAAAAGTTTGATAAAGAAATTAAAGAAATAATGGAAAGAAGAAATGGCAATAAGTAAAAAACAAATTAAAGAAATCTTAAAAGAAGAATTAATTAGAATCAAAGAAGCTTCAATAACTAGAGGTTTTCAAAAAGCCATAGAAGCTTACCAAGATGTGCAATTAAAACAGCAACAATTAAGAAAAGCTTTTGTAGCTGAAAAGAATCCAAAAACAAAAGAAAGGCTAAAACAACAATTAATAAAAATGCACAAGGTTGTTCAAAAAGCTGAATCTGAATTTCAAAGAGTTCTAAGAGATGAACCTGTAGATTTAGATGAAAAGTTAGTATTTTATTTCGATAAGAAAAAAGACAAGATTATGAGATTTGATACTGACCGTAAAAAGAATAAAAAGTTTAATAAATAAAAAGGAGAAAAAGTTATGGGACTAGGATTAGGAAAATTATTTTCAGGTGGAGCCGGAGAACTGGTAGAATCAGTTGGTGGTGTACTTGATAATCTTACGACAAGCAAAGAAGAAAAGCTAGAAGCAAAAAGAAAAATGAAAGAGCTAATAGCTAATTACGAAACAAAGATGGAAGAAAACATTACTAATCGTTGGCAAGCAGATATGAATTCTGATTCATGGTTATCTAAAAATGTAAGACCATTAGTTTTAATATTTTTAGTAGTATGCACAATGCTAATGATTTTTATTGATGCAGGAACAATTAAATTTACAGTAGAAGAAAAATGGACTGATCTTTTACAACTAGTATTAATTACAGTAATTGGTGCTTATTTTGGTGGTCGTTCATTCGAAAAACGTAAAAAATAATTATGGCACAAAATCTAAAACAAATAATATCTTCTGAATATAAAAAGTGCGCTTCTGATCCAATGCACTTTATGAGAAAGTATGGGTATATCCAACATCCTACTAGAGGAAAGATATTATTTGATTTATACCCTTTTCAAGAAAAGTCTTTAGAACAAATTTCTAAACATGATTATAGTATTATATTGAAATCTAGGCAACTTGGAATATCAACATTAACTGCTGGTTATGCATTATGGTGTATGTTATTTAATGAAGATTTTAATGTTCTAGTAATTGCAACTAAACAAGACGTAGCAAAAAACCTTGTAACAAAAGTTAGAGTTATGCATCAGTATTTACCATCATGGTTAAAAGGTAAAGTTTCAGAAGACAACAAGCTTTCTTTGAGATTGCAAAACGGTTCACAGATAAAAGCTATATCATCTTCTCCAGATGCTGGTAGATCAGAAGCACTATCTTTATTAGTAATGGACGAAGCTGCATTCATAGATCACATAGATGAAATATGGGCATCATCTCAACAAACCTTAGCAACAGGTGGTAAATGCATTGCTTTATCAACACCAAATGGTATGGGTAATTGGTTTCATAAACAATGGGTAAAAGCTGAGAATGGTGAAAATGCTTTTCAAACGATAAGGCTTCACTGGACAGTACACCCAGAAAGAGATCAATCTTGGAGAGACGATCAAAACGAATTACTAGGTGCAGCAATGGCCGCACAAGAATGCGACTGTGATTTCCTATCATCTGGTAATTCAGTAATATCTGGTGAATTGCTACAATGGTATAAAGATAGTATGTGCCAAGATCCAATAGAACAAAGAGGACCAAACGGTGAATTTTGGATATGGGAATACCCAGATTATTCCAGGGACTATATGATAGTAGCCGATGTTGCTCGTGGTGACGGTGGAGACTTTTCTACTTTTCATATAATAGATGTAGAGACTGTAACACAAGTTGCAGAATATAAAGGTCAACCTGGTACTAAGGAATTTGGTAATATGCTAGTTAATGTAGCTACAGAGTACAACGAAGCTTTATTAGTTATAGAGAATGCAAATGTTGGTTGGGCAGCATTACAACCTGCAATAGATAGAGGGTATAGAAATTTATATTATACCTATAAACACGATGGAGTAACAGATCCAGCAACACAATTAACAAAAGGTTATGATATGAAAGACCGGTCCCAAATGACACCTGGGTTTACAACATCATCGAGGACAAGACCTCTTTTGGTATCAAAACTTGATATTTATTTTAGAGAGAAGTCCTGTACTGTAAAGTCCAAAAGACTGGTAGATGAATTATCTGTTTTTGTATGGAATGGTAATAGGCCAGAAGCACAAAGAGGTTATAACGATGACCTTGTAATGGCTTTTGCAATTTCTTTATTTGTTAGAGATCATGCATTGAAATTAAGAAATGAAGGAATAGAATTAAATAGATTGGCGCTAAATAACTTTAATAGAACTAGTGGCATATATAATAATACTCCTCAACAAAGCGAATGGACAATGAATAATGGTCGCGAAGAAGAGGACTTAACTTGGCTTTTATAAAGGGTTAGAAATAAAATGGAAAACAATACATTTTTTAATAGATTAAGAGGGTTATTTTCAACTAATACTATTGTCCGTAGAATTGGCAATAATAAACTAAAGGTTATAGATGTAAATAAAGCTCAAGCAAAAGAAAAACTTTCAACAAACAGATTAATAGATAGATTTAGTAAACTGCATTCTACAATGGGAGCAGTTAACCCTGCTAATGATCCAAACTTTCACACGTTAAAATTACAACTATATGGTGATTATGAAATAATGGATGAAGATTCAATTATATCAGCAGCATTAGATATCTATGCAGATGAATCTACTTTAAGAGATGAGTTTGGTGATGTACTAACTATCAACAGTAAAAATGAAGAAGTTAAAAAAATTCTTCACAATTTATTTTACGATATAATAAATATTGAATTTAACTTATGGCCATGGGTTCGTAACATGTGTAAATATGGAGACTTCTATTTGAAGTTAGATATTGCTGAAAAGATGGGTATAATTGGTGTAACTCCTATATCTAGTTATGAAATGTATAGGCATGAAAATTTTGACCCTAACAATCCAGAGCTAGTGCAATTTGTACAAGATGCTTCGATGGGTGGACAATCTGGTTACAATTCTAAAGTTGCTAAAGTAGAATATGATAATTATGAAATAGCTCACTTTAGATTATTATCAGATACAAACTTTTTACCTTATGGTAAATCTATGATTGAGCCATCAAGAAAGTGTTGGAAACAATTAACTCTTATGGAAGATGCAATGATGATCCATAGAATTATGAGAGCACCAGAAAAAAGAATATTCAAAGTTGATATAGGTAATATACCTCCAGCAGAAGTAGATACATATATGCAAAGAGTTATAAATAAATCAAAGAAAACTCCTTATGTAGATACTAAAACTGGTCAATATGATTTGAAATATAATATGAATAATATGATGGAAGACTTTTATCTTCCAGTAAGAGGTGGTCAATCCGGTACAGAAATAGATACACTTTCAGGGATGGAATGGACTGGTATCGATGATGTAAATTATTTGAAAGAAAGAATGTTTGCTGCATTGAAAATACCTAAAGCTTTTATTGGTTATGAGGAAGGAGTTGAAGGAAAAGCAACACTAGCAGCACAAGATGTTAGATTTGCAAGAACTATAGAAAGAATACAAAGAATCTTAGTTTCAGAGCTTACAAAAATAGCAATTGTACATTTATATTCTCAAGGGTATAACGATGAAGATCTAGCAGATTTCGATTTGCAATTAACAAACCCTTCTACAATTTATCAACAAGAACAAATTGAATTATGGAATAGTAAAATACAACTAGCTAGAGAAATAAAAGATACGCAAATACTTTCAGAAGATTGGGTTTATAAGAATGTATTCGAATTATCTGATGAAGATATTGAATCTGAAAGAGAAAAAGTAATTGCAGATGCTAAAGAAAGATTTAGAAAAATGCAATTAGAACAAGAAGGAAATGATCCGAAAGTTTCTAAAGAATCTCTTGGAACACCTCATGCTCTTGCAATGGTAGATCAAGAAGAAGAAAGAGAACCTGGTGATGCAAATGCTTTTGAAATAAAAGGTAAAGTAGGCAGACCAGATGAAGGCCCAAAATCAGGACAACAAGATTCTGCAAGAGGAAGAGATCCTCTTGGTAAGGAAATTAGAAGTAGAGAAGGTAAATTAAGTAATAATGTTAGAAAAAGAACAAACGCTTTGAAAAGAGAATCAAATCTTTCTATAGCAAAAAATTTATTTAATAAAAGCAAAAACACTTCTATATTGAATGAAAACAGTCTATTAGATGATAACATTTAATAGTTATATGATATTTATAAGAAATAGGCAGAGAAGATGAAATATAAAAAATTGAAACACTCTAAATTCAAAAATACAGGTGTATTGTTTGAACTACTGGTAAGACAAATTACTAGTGACACTTTGAACGGTGTAAAGAAATCTCCTGCTATAAAAATATTAGAAACGCATTTTAATTCTAAAACTAATATTAGAAAAGAAATACAAATGTATCATACTTTGCAAAATCAAAAGTTTAATACAGAAGATAAAGCTAATAGATTTATAGATGCAGTTATAAGAGAATATGCTAAAATTAATAGAACAGCATTAAGAAAAGAGAAATATAATTTGATTAAAGAAATAAAGCAAAATTATAATCTAGAAGCTTTTTTCAAAACTAAAATTTCAAATTATAAAATGAATGCATCTATTGCTAAAACTTTAGATAAAGATTATGTAAACCCAGCAGATAAGGTAAGATCAAGATATACTATCATAGAATCTATAACTGGTAAATCTTCAGAAGTTGGAAAACAAAAAGCAACTGTCTTAAAAGAATTTTCACAAGGCGATAAAGATCTAAGAATATTGTCTTATAATATATTGCTAGAAAAATTCAATGCTAAATATGGAAAACTTAGTATTTCGCAAAAAAGATTGTTAAAAGAATATATTAATAATGTTTCAAATACTGAGAGGTTAAAGAAGTATGCAGACTCTGAAGTTATAAAGCTTGCAAATAGCTTAAGTAAATGTGAAACAAAAGTTAATGATAAAATTGTAAAAATAAAAATAGCTGAAGTAAAAACGCAATTGTTAAAAATACAAGGCGAAAAGAAATTAAAAGATTTGCATCTAGTTTCTTTGCTTCGTTCTTATGATTTAATAAAGGAGTTGAAAAATGTCTCTAAATAAAAAATTGAAAGAATTAGAAGATAAATTCAAAGAGGAAGAAATAGAAGAAGCAAATACAACTGCAGATGCAGGAGGTGAATACAATACAAAATATGCTTTTGGTAAAAAGAAAAAGAAAGACTTAGAAGTTGGTGGTTATAAGAAAGTGAAAGAATCTAAGTTTATGACTTTAGCAAAAGCAACTTTGATGAATGAAGTATCTTATAAAGAATATAAGAAAGACGAATCAGCAACTGCAAAGCAAAAAGTAAATAGAGCTATAAAAGAAATTAATAGTAAGCTATATAAAATTGAACGTATAGTCAATCAGAATATAAAATTAAAATCTGAATCGGGAGTAGATGAATCTAAATATTGGAAATCTACTAGAAGTAACCTTGCAAAGATATCAGAGAAAATGAATAGAATATCAAATAGGTTAAGAAGATTTTAATGAAAAAGAAAAAGACTATATTAAAAGAAAAACTAGAAAAAGAAGATCTAGCAAGAATACGAAAAATAATTCGTTCTGAAATTGCTGAACTGTTTTTTGATTTATATAGAAAAAGAACCGTTTGGAGCAAGCAATGAAAAATATTTTAATAGATACTATACCATTTAATGTAAGCCCAGAACTGATCAAAGAATCAGAAGAAAAAAATAACGGAAGAGTTATTGTTACTGGTGTATTACAAAGAGCTGGAGCTAAAAATCAAAATGGTAGAATTTATCCAAAAGAGATTTTAGTTAGAGAAGCTGAAAAATATGCAAAGACTGAAATAGCAGAAAGAAGAGCTTTAGGAGAACTAGACCACCCAGATTCTTCTGTTGTTAATTTGCAAAATGCTTCACACAATATAAATAAGATATGGTGGAAAGATAACGATTTAATGGGACAAGTAGAAGTACTTGGAACACCATCTGGTAATATACTAAAAGAATTATTGAAAGCTAATATAAAACTAGGTATATCATCAAGAGGTATGGGTTCTGTCAAGCAATTATCAGAAGATGGAACATTAGAAGTACAAGGCGACTTTGAATTAGTTTGTTGGGACTTCGTTTCTAACCCATCTACTCATGGAGCTTTTATGCACCCAGTAAACGAATCTGTTACAAAATCAATTGTAAATAATAAATACGACAAAGTAAACTCTATAATAAATGAAATACTTTGCGACTTAACATGCAAATGTTCTTTACCGAGAAGGAGAAAATAATGAAATTAAAAAGACTATTAAAAGAAAACGAAGAGTCTCAAGCTAAAGCTTTAACTAGAGAAGAAAAAAGATCTATCATAGATTCTGTTTCTAAATTCAATGAATATGGTAAATCTGTCTACAGAGAATCAGATATTAAAGAATTAGTTGAAACTCTAAAGGAGCTTTCCAAAAAGGCTTCTGAATTAGCAGTCAATGAAGCTGGTGATTGGTTTGATGGTATATCTGTAAAAAGAGATATGAAAGAAGTTAATTCTTCTGTAGAATTATTTTCTAAAACTGCAAATGAAATTTCAACATTGCAACAAAGATTAGAATCTGTATTTGAAGATATAGGTCACAAGCTTGGTAAATATTACGAAATTGCTGAAGCACTTGATAAGATAGATGATAAAGAAGCTGAAACTGATTATGAAGATCTTGAAGATAAAGATATAGATAACGACGGAGACACAGACGATTCAGATGAGTACTTACATCACAAACTAGGAGTTGTAGCAAAGAAAACTGAAGGTATATCTTTAAGTAAATTAAAAAATGAAGCAGCTCCAAAGATGAGAACATCTAGGGAAACTGAAAATATTAAAAAGATAAAGGGAATGGTAGGAGCAGCAAAAAAAGCTGGAGGCTCTGGAAGATACGGTAAAGAATTTGAAACTGCAAAGAAACAAGCTCTTAAGGCTATTGATAAAATGCTAACATACTCAAGAATAGGAGGATAATAATGAATTCTAAAACTATAAGAAAAATAATTAAAGAAGAATTACAAAATCTTCTACTAACAGAAAAATTTCAATCTAAAAAGCTTACAGATTTATACTCATTGCTTGCATCTGAAAGATGGTCTGGTGGAAAAGGTATCTTTGATAAAATGGCTAGATGGAAAAAGTTCGATTGGGCAAACACTCCAGACTCAGCTGTTGTAAAAGCTACATCAGGTGATGCAGGAGCAAATATAATGAATGTATTTGTAGTAACTAAGTCAAAACAAAATATGCAAGACAAAGGCTATTACTATAATACAATAAGACCAGGTTTACTTGGTATGACTTTAGGAAAGAAAATTTTAGGTGCTAATGGAAACATAGTTGATAGAAAAGGTGATAGAGCTGGAGCTGGTTATGAAAAGAAAGGCGTTCACAATTTCAAACAATTTAATGCTTATGCAGATGTAGTTTATAGAATAGATATTTCTAATATACCAAGCTCTGCTGATGTTCAAGCTCAAAGATCAAAAGCAAAAGATGGAGCTACTGCTTTAATGAGTGCAAGAGATGTATTAAGAAAAAATAAATCAAGATATCAAGATGCATTAAAAATGAAAGCTGGAGAAGGTGGTTGGAAATCAGCAAGAGATATGGTAAAAAGAGCAACTGAACTATTTCAAAAAGCAATTGAAAATCACACTAAAATGTTATCTCAAGGTATGTACATGGATACATGGAATAATGAATATGGTAATGCATCAAATTTATATAGTAACATAATGGAAAAGTTTAGAAGATTTCAAGAGCAAAACAAATCGGCTTTGAAATATAAAGATGATCCAAGAGATTCTGGGTATCATAAAGATAGAATGGCTGGAACATTAAAAGAAATGCAAGATCTATTCAAAGACTTTAACAAAAGAATGAAAGCATTAGAAGGTGCTAAACCTACAAAAATTAAAGCTGGTTGGTAAAAATAAAATAATCATCGCTCTCAATGAAAAAGTTGGCTTATTCTTTGGATAAGTCAATTTTTTTTGTTATATTAGTACTAAATAAAATTATTAACAAAAACTTATAATACTATGGGTAAATTTATTCCTAAAGACAGGTCTGGTAAGCCTATTAAAAATTACCGCAAAAGACATGAATTTATAATGCCGGGTGTACCATCTGGTGTCAAAGTACCAGGGACATCATCTGGAGATGTTGAAAAAGCTCTTAAAATATTTAAGAGACAAATGAAAGATTCTGGTACATTAGAAGAATTAAGAGATAGAAGATATTTCGTTAAGGAGTCTAAAAAGAGAGTTATAAAGAAAGAAAAAGCAGTAAGAGCTCAACAGAAACACGACAGATGGAGAAAAGCACATGATAAAAATCACATCTGGACTGCTATTATAGACGGCAAAGCGCAATAATAACCTATTTGAAATAATGGTTTAGGTAATATATAACAATATTGCCTAAATTGTTGTGGTTTTTTTAGTCTTTTCATATATTCCTATATATTTATATTCACAAACAGATATACAAAAATGCGTTATCTATTCTAATATAATGCAGTATATGAAAAACAATCGATATTAAGGTTCCCAATAACCTTACTTCCAAAATTACATATTAAAGGAGAGAAATAATGTCAAAAGACTTATTGAAAGAAGCTATTGCTGACGCGAAGGCTGTTAGAGAAACTGCAATTGCAAACGCAAAATTAGCTTTAGAAGAAGCTTTTACTCCAAAACTACAATCTATGCTATCTGCAAAGATACAGGAAGAAGAAGAATTAGAGGAAACTGAATTAGCTGACGAAGATACTGCACCGAATGCAGAGGAAATGGCAATGGCTGATGAAACAACTGATTTAGCTGCTGAAAACGAAGATACAGAAGAAGCAGCAGAACCTGCAGAAGAGATGGCTTATGGTGAAGGTGAAGAAGTAGAAGAAGGTGAAGAAACTGAGGAAGGTATCAAAGAAGACGAAGAAGTTGAAGAAACTGAAGACGTTGAAGAAGATGCTGAACTAGAAGAGATCATCAAAGAATTAGAGGAAGAGGATGACGAAGTATCTGAAGAAGAAACTACAGACGAAGCTGAAGACGTTGAAGAAGCTGAAGAAGTAGAAGAAGATGAAGATATGGATGAAAGCCTAGACCTTGACGAAGTAATTAGATCTTTACAAGAAGAAGAAATGGAAGAAGAAGAAGTTGAAGAAACTAACGAACTTGAAGAAGCTTACAAAACTATTAGATCTTTGAAAGCTACAATCAACGAAGTTAATTTACTTAATGCAAAACTTTTATTTTCTAACAAATTATTCAGAAGTAACGATTTGAACGAATCGCAAAAAATGAAAGTTATCGAAACTTTCGATAGAGCTGGTACTGTAAGAGAAGTTAAATTAGTTTATTCTACTTTAGCTGAATCTTTAACAGCATACACTCCAAAGAGAAAGACTCGAGTAACAGAAGGTTTTGCTTCAAAAACTTCAAAATCAACTGCACCTAAGAAAGGTATGATAGTTGAAAGTAATGACTTTGCTAATAGAATGAAAAAATTAGCTGGTTTATTGTAAAACGATTTAATAATTTTAGAAATTAATAGGAGACAAAAAATGTCAAATCAAATTTCAAACTTACTAAATGAAAGCTCTAATCAGTTTCGTGCACAAAGAAACGAGACTAAAGCTTTAGTTAGTAAATGGAACTCAACTGGTCTTCTTGAAGGTATCGATAAAGAATACGATAAGCATAATACTGCAATCCTTTTAGAAAATCAAGCGAAACAATTAATTTCCGAAGCAAATGCTACTTCTACTACTTCAGCTGAAGAATGGAACGGAGTTGCTCTTCCACTAGTTAGAAGAATCTTCGGTGAATTAAGCGCTAAAGAATTTGTTAGCGTACAACCAATGAACTTACCATCAGGACTAGTATTCTGGTTAGATTTCAAATATGGATCTGATATCCAGGGTGATGCTAATGGTAAGAAATTTACAGATGGAACTGATATCTTAGGTGATACTTCATCTTCATCTACACCAACAGGTGGTATTTACGGTAGAGGTAAAGCTGGATATACAGCTGGACAAGGTTCTGCTACTGCTGTAACTGCTGCTCACGCAACTGCATCTTGGGAAGATGTTGGATATGACGGTGCACTTTCTGCATCTGCTGCTGCAGGTACAATTATGAAAGTAACTTTAGCATCAACTAACTATCCAACAGATTTCGATTCTGATATGGTTAAGTCTGCTGCTATCTCTTGTTCAGATGGTGGTAAATATGATGTAGCTGATAACTTATCTGCTTACAACTACACTGAAGGTACTAACTCTTACTTATTCACTTCAAAAGATTCTGCTGGTGGAGCTGCTCCAACTGCAATCGGAAAGATCTTCTTTACGAAAGCTCCAGCTGATAACTTATCAAGAGGTGACTTCGAAGCTAATGACGCTGAGCCAACAACTAATGATTTAGGTATTCCTCAAATCGATGTTGCTTTAAGACAAGAAGCTTTAGTTGCTAAGACTAGAAAGTTAAAAGTTGTATGGACTCCAGAATTTGCTCAAGACTTGAATGCTTATCATTCAATTGATGCAGAGGCTGAGTTAACTTCAATGTTATCTGAATACATCTCAATGGAAATCGATATGGAAATCTTAGAGATGGTTGATTCAGCTGCATTACATGAAGATACTTGGATTGCTGAATTAGGTAAAACAGCTACTGCTGGTTCTGATGTATTAGCTGATGCTGG